CGCGATTGTATACTTTAGACCACAACGCGCTTAAGCGTGTTTGGGCTCGCTCGCAAGCCCAATTTTATTCCGGCCTAGATATAGTAGTGCAGGACCCCGCCCTTTTTGGTGCGTGATATAGCTTTGCGTTTGAACAGCCGGAGAAGGGCTTTCCGCACTTCCAGATCGCCAAAGACGGGGCGGCCTATGAGGACTGCTACCTCGGCAGCCGTAGTCGGCTTACCGGAGCGTTGCACCGCGTCGTAGCATCGAAACTCAAATGCGTCGGCCGCGGCCTGAGCCTTGGCTGAGCCCACTCGCTGGGTGGCTACGAGCGGGCTCGCTTTCTCTTGGTGCCCGGCGCGGGCTTCTTGTGAGCCTTCGGCCCTTCGTGGGACGGTGGACCCGCTGCGAGTAACGTGCGAATAACGTCGTCAAACGGCACGTCCTCGGGTGGTAGCTCGATCTTCGGCTGCGGCTTGGGTTTGGTTGGCTTCACGGCCATTATTCTATCACCCGAATTCTAGCTGCTCAGCCTGATCGTCCTCGCCGTGGAAGCCCTCTCGCTTCTTAAGCGTTTCGTGGGCTCCTACAAGAGGCATTTTAGGCCGATGGCCGTTCAATAAGTCCTTCACCGTAACAAACTGCAAGCGAGGCAACTTACCCCATATCAGAGAGTCGTAGAACCCCGCATTCGCGGCCTCGGCCAACATTGGCTTACTCGGCTTTTCCAGGGCAATAAGAATCCCCATTTTCGCTTTCTCGCGGTTGATAACGTGCCCAAGGTCGCGAATGTCAGTCGCCTTGAGCGCCCCAGATTTTACGGAGTAAATAATCTGCTCAGGGACGCCACCCCGCGATTCGTGAAAGTATTGGCGACCGTCGATGCCCTGATCTGCGCCCTTCTTTACTTCGGTGCGCCGCGCACCGAGTAGCCCGAGAGCCCAATTCTGAAACTCAAAGCGGTCCTGCATCGCAAGCTCATGTGCGCCAGAAAGGTCAACGGGCTCCCCTGTGACCTCATAGTTTTTTGTCATCGCTTCGATTCCGAAACGATTGGACAAGCGCCACTTGATAAGGTTCAAGGCCAAGTGGGTTATGTCGATTCCGATCCATCGACGCTTTAGCTCCTGTGCCACCTCAATGGTTGTGCCGCAACCGCAGAAGGGGTCTAAAACTACGTCGCCCTTGTTGCTGCTGGCCCTGAGAATGCGCCGCAATAGATCGTCGGGCTTTTGCGTCGGGTAAAGCTGTTTGATCGGAGGAACGCGGCCTATATTCCAAACGTCATCCTGGCGAACGCCCGCGGATTCTTCATCGGCCATTTCAGACGGAACGCGGCGACCCTCCTCGTCGTGCCCCGATACGATCTTGGCCGTTCCGAACCGCTTTAACGTTGATGCCGCTCGCTCCATGTAGAGCTGATTAAAGACGCGATCCTTGCTTCCTGACGCAGAGTAAAAGAGAATCACGTCGTGGTTACGCTGGAAGGTATATTTGCCGGCTGGCCACTTGCGGTAGTGCCATATTATCTCGTTGACAAAGTTTTGCGGTCCAAAAATTGAGTCCATTAGCATCTTAAGATAATGCGAAGCCGTGGGGTCACAATGCAGATAGATGCTGCCGGTTTTCTTTAATACCCGACGAAGCTCGATTAGCCTTGGAGCCATCATGGCCAGGTATGCCATCATGTCGCTACCGCCCAAGAATGTGCGGAAGGACGCCATTGCCTTAGCGACCTCGCCGCCACCCTCAATAACTTCCTCGCAGGTTTGTGCGGCTTCAATGCCCCACTTCCAAGTGTCAGTAAAGGCCCGTATCTGAGCGTGAGATCGAGAACCGTCCTGTTCGGCAAACAGCACGTTATAATCGACGTTAGACTTGAACGGAGGGTCCAGGTAAATTAGATCGACAAACTCGCTGGGAAAGTAACTGTGGTTCCGCAGAATATCAAGATTGTCGCCATAGTAAAGGTGGTTTTTCATGGTGCCAGCGGGAGCTGTTGCTGCCCCGTTCCGTGCGGCCTCGTAATGGTGACGACAAACCCCGCAACGTCCACCGCCTTTCCGACCAAGCCGCCGTCAAAACTGTGCATTTCCGCAATCTTGTCAACCGCAGCGGATGCGACGTGAACAGCATCCTTCGGCTTAATCGCGTTATCCCATACAACGTCGCGAGCCAACTCTGCAATGCTCTTAGTTACGGGCCGCATTACAATCCAGGGTGACCGGAAGAAGGCCGTTACTATCGGGCGTTTGGCGGGGTCGAGTTTTGGGACGCCCTTCATAAAGATCACCTCGGCAATAGTCAGCGTCGAAGTTACGATCTGAAATCGTCCCTCCTGAGCCTCGCGCCACACCTCGTCGCATTCCGCTATTTTGTCGTCCTCCCCGTTGATTAAACCGAGAAAAGCATCCGAGTCCCAATAGACGATACGCTTCAGGTTGTCTGGCAACTACGCGCCCTTTAGCAGGTCGCGCATTTCTTCGAGGGTCGGTATTTCGCTTGGCTCGGGGAACGGAATTATGTTCGTGGCGCGGACGCTAACCGGCTGGCCATTCGGCCGGTAACGCACCTTGCCAAGCACCTCTACTCGCTTAAACCAAAAACGGCCCGCATCACGCAAGAGGTCCTCGTCGACAAAGCACCTTATTCCCTGGTCGCTTAACGTATCGAAGATGACAAGCTCATGTTTATCGTGACCGAAAGCATTCTTTAAAACCCCCTCTACGGAGCCTTCGTCCTCATACGCTGGAGTTAACAGCCATTGCGCCTTTTTAGCAACTTCCTTGGAGAGCGGAACGACGTTGTCGCGACCGGCCCAAACGCGCACGGCCATCGGCTCTTGACTCTGATTAACCAGATTCGCAAGTGCCTTGCTATGCTCAACCGCACGATCAGTAAAGGACGGGGGCCGTATTCCGTTTGCAATCTGCTTTAGACCATCTATAACGGTCGCGCTTATGCGATGCACCTCGTCAAACGAATAGGCACCCACAACGGGGCGCAAACCGAGGCCCGCGCTTCCCTCGTAAATGTCAACATTCCACGCGCTCGGGTCTTTAGCGGGAGCCGTAACACGCGACACATCTTTTACGAGTCCCAGAAAGTGGTCAACGGCTTTGCCAAACTCGTTCATAGAGATCGCTTGATCGTCTAGTTCAAGCGTCACATCCGAACGGATGCGGTCCCTGTCAATCGGCACGACGTTACCTCCCTTCCTGCGGGCTACCCCGCGCCGGATGAGTCCCGGTACTTCAGCCTTTTTCCGACCGAACCCCTGAGCGCCTCCACCGTGCGCTCCGCATCGGTGACTTGGCGCTCATTGTAGCGGAAGTCAAACTCGGCAAGGTAGCGGTGCAAGTGGCCGCCAGAGCAGTGCTGGTAAACGCCCTTCATGCCGCGCTTGAAAATCGAGAAGAAGCCTTCTACGGTGTTGGTCGTTATGGTGCGACCCTTCTCGTAGCGAACGTATTCCTCGTTCTTGTGCTGCACTACATCGTGCTTGGCAAAGTGCCAACTTAAGCGAGAGTATTGCCCGGCTTCGTCCGTGACGACGTGAGAGTTTGGATGAATGTTTTCCTCAAGGATGGGTCGCAAAGTCCGCATCCGTAGGTCGTCAACCACGACGCTCTTGGCGCGTTTGCTATGGCGGTCGATTAGCGAAAGCACCTTGTACTTGTGCGCGTAGCCGCTACGACGTTTCTTGGACTTGTCGTGGCCGATGAAGGTTTCGTCAACTTCCACGATCTTGTCGGTGCCGCCCATCGGGGTGACGAGCGAACCGGACTTCATGGCCTCGCGGATGCGGTGCGTCATGAACCAGGCCGTCTTGTACGTCACGCCAAGGGTGCGATGAATCTGGTGCGACGAAATGCCCTTCTTCGAGGAGCAGAGCAGGTAGGCGGCCAGGAGCCACTTGTGAAGCGCAACGTGGGAGGATTCAAAGACGGTGCCGACTCGTACTGTGAAGTCAGATCGGCAGTCCTTGTCAGAGCAGCGATACTTGCCCTTGTGGGTCGTATAGGGCTTCTTGGCAGACCCGCACTTGGGGCAAACCGGGCCGTCCGGCCAACGGATGCTCTCCAGGAAAAGCCGGGCAGCTTCGGCGTTCTCGAAGTGGGGAGCCATCTTGCCATCAGCTACCTTGCGCTTGACCATGCGCTAAGTATAGCAAGTTAGCTTTGTGGCGTCAAGTATACAATCGCGTCTTTCGCGAGGTGCGCCGTGTACTCCGCGACGATGGTACGCTTTGGCTGAACCTTGGGGACGCTTACGCCGGGTCGTGGGGCGCACAGAGTCGCGGCGCAAGCGATAACGGAACGTCCACGATTGAAGGCTCGCAAATCTCTGGTCCCCAGATTATGGCGCACCCTCGCGGAACCGAAACGGGCAGCACGAAACGAACGCCAGGGATGAAGCCGAAGGACCTTATCGGGCTCCCTTGGATGGTAGCGTTCGCGCTTCGCGCCGATGGGTGGTGGCTTCGGTCGGACATTGTATGGCACAAGGTGCCCTGTATGCCGGAAAGCATCGAGGACCGCCCCACGCGAGCGCATGAATTCATCTTCTTGCTTTCAAAATCGGCACGCTACTACTACGACGCCGACGCGATTCGTGAACCGCTTGCAGAGTCGAGCATCGAGCGTCTAGCGCAGAACGTCGAGGCGCAGATCGGTTCCGACCGTATTCCAGGCAAGACGAACGGCACGATGAAGGCGGTGGGTCCAGCGAAGGGCTCGCGTTTTGACCGAGGGAAAACCGCCGAATACGGCCTTGGCCGCGCAAGCAAGAACGATCGCGCTGATGAGTACGTGGGCGCTAACAAGCGCGACGTTTGGAAGATTGCTCCCGCCCAATACTCCGAGGCACACTTCGCCACGTTCCCGCCCGAGATTCCCTCGCTCTGCATCCGCGCAGGTTCAAAGCCCGGCGACCTCGTTCTCGACCCGTTCGCTGGCAGCGGTACGACGCTCGAAGTAGCGGAGGGGCTCGGTCGCGCGTGGGTCGGCTACGAGTTGAACGAGGCGTACCGGCCGCTGATCGAGACGCGCCTGCGCCAGCAGGGGTTGTTCGTCCCGCCTAAACGCGCCATTGAACCTTGGCTACTACGCTAACCACCACGCTATGAAAGGAACCCTATGAAGCCGATTCTTCTCGCATTCGCCGCCGCGCTTGCGATCGCAACAGCCGCCCCAGCACGAGCCGCGAGCGAATACGTCCTCGAATGGACTAACTACAATCCGTACTATACCGAGGTTGTCGGCGGCCCGTTCGACTCGTCGCGAGAGTGCTACGCCATTCTCGACCAAGAAGGCTACCGGCCTGGAGGGAGTTATTCGTGCCGAATGATCTGGGTTTGAAGTATTGACGCGCCAACCGCGCGGGGAGTAAAATAGGCGTAGCAGCGAGACGGTCCCCGGCCAGGGACGCCACGCAGCGACACTCAGGGCGCAGGTTCTACTTAGGGAAGTCCTGAGCCCATTGTAAGAACCGCGCCCAGGGAAGCGTCAGAAGCTGCAAAGATTCTTTCGAACCTCCCTCGGCAACGGGGGAGGTTTTTGTGCAGAGTCCACCTCGATACGCATACGTCGCTTGCGACCTCTGTGAACCATGCGAGCATAGCGCCAAAAAGCGGAAGCGGCGCAGGCTCCCAAAAACTCCAGAAATAGCCGCAGCGCGCGTGGTAAACGAGCTTCTAGTTCTCCGTAAAACCCACGGCGACCAAGCCTTTGCCGAAACGCTTGCGATCATGGAGCGCGCTCTGCGTGAACCTGTCGCGGCGTGAATCCCCAGCAAATCGTAGTCGAGTTTTACCTCGCTCTTGAAAAGGCAACGGGCCACGGCAATATCGAGAAGGCGCGCGCCGCGGCGCGGGCGATCGGTTGCAAGTTCACTAACTCCGAGTCTTCCGCTTGGCTCAAACCGTTCATAGACGCTGCCAGTAAACGGCAGGATGAACGGCAGCCATTCGGCAGGGCTGACGGCAGGGGAATCCCCTCGTCAACGGCAGGTGACCTCGGCAGCGTAAACGGACTCACGCGCGGTAATTGTATCCCTAGTTTAATACCTTCTACTCCTACCGGAGTAGACAAGCCAAAGAAACGGGTTAAGAGTCAGCCTCGGTTGCCAGGGCTGGATGGCGCTATTGCCATCTTGCAAGCCTTGGAACCGCACCTCCGTCCCACCCTTCACGGCATAACCTGGAGCGATTGGAAGGACCGGAATATGCGGGCGTTGCGGAGCATGGCGACTGCGGGGTTGACACCCGAGGAAGTTCTCGTCGCGTGGCGGGCGACCGGGCTAACCACGATGGCGTGGCTACAAAACCGCATCGCGGAGCGAGCGTCGGCGCCCCGTAAGTTCGACCCGAAGAACGGCTGCGACTGCACCCTCCCCGTGGCCGACTGCCTCCGGCTACACGTTGACGACGGCGGCCCGGAGTGGATTGTCGAGATAATCGCCAAGCAACGCGCGGACGGCGTTTACAGCGGCTCGATACGGACACCTCTGGCGGCCTCTGCGCCGTGATTAACCCGATTGACGATGAAGAACCCCTCTTCCCCGATGGCAACCCGTTGGTGGCCCTGGAAGCCCCCGCAAAAGGTTACTCCGGCAAGGCGGCCTGGAAGGCCACCGAGGGATTGCGAATCGAGGATACCGACGCCTGGATGCTTCGCAATCCTACGGCGGCTCAGGAAATACTCAAAGGTGCGCGGATGGTTACCGGGGACCAGGAGATTGGCAAGTCTGACATTCGCTTCGGTGCCATCCCAATCACGCGCCACCTCGACCCGCGCCGCTATGGAACCGGCCTGGCAGCGGTGACCGCGCACATGGGAGAGATTCGGCCGGGTGAGCTTGTCGTAGTCGGCGCGCGCGAAGGCCACGGCAAGTCTGCGTGGGCCGAGATGATGGCGCTTTCTAACGCCCGCGACTTCAAGGTCCTCTACGTTACCTTGGAGATGACGCCAGAGGAAGTCCGCGATCGAATGCTCGCCAAAAAACTAGCGTGTTCGCTTGAGCAATTGGAGCGGGAACAGAGGGAACAGAGCGGGCGCTATAAAGCGGCGACGGCGCTCATCGGGAGTTTTGACCTGCTGGTATGGCAACCCGAAAAGAAGGACCGAAGCATTGGCGGGATTATGAAGCGCGCGGTGGACGTGAGCGCGGCCATGCTGTTTATCGACTACACGCGGCGTATAGGCGGATGGAAGCCCGGCGACACAGCAGGCGAGATCATGGACACGCTTTCGGAGTTCGTGCGTTCATCCTCGATAACGACCGTACTCCTAGCGCAGTTGAACCGGGACGCCGCGGGGCGCAAACCAACAAACGCAAACTTCCAAGACTCGGGGAAAATAGAGCAAGCCGCAGACCGTTGCATTTTGCTCCACCGACCGTTCTTAGGCCAGCCCGCTCAGGATAACGTCTGCGAGATAGTGGTTAGCAAGAATCGCCAAGGTCCGTGCTTCAAGGCGCACAGCTTTTGGAACGGCGCGACGATGAGCTTCGCCTCGATGGATGAGCGCGACGAAATGATGGTCCAATGCTGCAAGAAAAAACGCAAGGGAGACGACGATGACTAGTAGAGAGGCGCGGTTTTGGAAGTTTGTTGAACCGATAATGGACGACCGGGGCTGTTGGGAATGGCGCGGCAACAGGGACTCAAAAAATTACGGTCGGCTGATCTTTCAACACGAGCGTATATTCGCCCACAGGTTCTCGTACGGCTTGCATGTTTCTGACCCTGGTAACCTGTGCGTGCTCCACAAGTGCGACAACCCGCCGTGCGTGAACCCCGCACATTTATTCCTCGGCACGAAAGCCGACAACAATCGAGACCGCAAAGCCAAAACTAACTACGCTGTCGGCGTTAACAACCCGCGAGCCAAGCTAACGCAGCATCTAGCCGACGAGATTCGGCGCCTTAGGCGCGATGGGTGGAAGTACGCGGCCCTGAGCCAAATGTTCAGTATATCTCAGGCAAACGTATCCTATATTGTTAACGGACGGTATTGGAGCCACGAATGAAAATGCAGAAGATAACCGCCGCGGGCGAACCGATGTGGGAGATTTACGATGCGAGCGACCGCTGGGTGGCGTCGTTCGCCTCTGAGCCCGACGCCCTGCTTTTCATAGCTTCGAAGGCACGACGGGGTTGACGCCTGCCAGCACCGAGGAGTAAGCTGGAGGGAGGAGGCTAGACTTGAGCGACAAACCCGAGAAACCAATGACCATGCGCGAAGCCGGAAAGCTCGGCGGCGCCCGCGTGAAAGAGAAGTACGGTCGCGCTTTCTACGAGGCGATCGGCCGCAAAGGCGGGCTCGCCACGAAGGCGCGACACCCCGAACAATTCCTCGAGATGGCGGCGCTGGGCGGCAAGAAGGGCGGGCAGGCGACAAAGGAGCGGTACGGAGCGGATTTCTTCGCGCGTATCGGCGCGAAGGGCGGCGCTCGCGTGCAGGCGCTGATAGCGGCCGGCAAAGCGGCCGAAGCGGCGGCGCAAGAGGCACCCACCAACGCGGGCGCGGCGCCTAACGCTGGCGAGGAGGGAATGTGACGCCCAATCTTTGGACGTGCTGGGATTGCTACCGGCCGTTCCAGCGCTCGACCGGCGGCCGGTGCGAGGCTTGCCGCGAGAAGCGGCACCCCGATGGCTCGCCAATCGCAGCCGTACCCACCACCGCTAAGGGGGAGACGGGGAAGTGAGTGAGGAGCAATGCGCCGGTTCGATGCGCGACTGCACCTGCGGACACCAAGGAATTATGCACGAGTGGGAATCGCGGGTGAAAGTCGGCTACGTTAACGTCGGGCAGTGCGCGTGGTCGCGCGCGTTGCCGCCGGAGGGCGACGACCCTCGCGTTCAGTTCGAGCTCTGCGCGTGCCGCAAGTACAACCCACCTCGGCTCCCGATGAACCCCCGAGAGAGCGATGAGCGGGAAACGGGAGGCAAATGAAACGCATATTTTTCGGCGTCGCGCTTTGGTTCAGCGTGATGGTTGCGATGGGTTCGTGCGCCTACGACACAATGGAACGCAAGGCGTGGCCGGTTGGCCTAACTATAGGCGATTCCATCTTTACCGTTATCTTTTGGCCGTTTCAGATCGGTTGGGACTTCGCGCGGCCCGACAATTGCGGCATCAACCCGCCGCCGCCCCCAACGGCAGGCGATACGCGGTCGGCCAAATGAAGGGAACCTCCGCGGGGCACCCGGGCGAGGGTGGACCGTGATGGATAAGCCGAGCCTTACACCTGGCGCGAGGGGGGCGGCTGAGGCGTATTGCGACCGCAACTTCCCGAGCATTTCGTGGAGCTACGCAACGCGGCGCCAGGCCGAGGAGGCGTTCAGCGCAGGTTACTCTGCTGCCCTTTTGCCGCCGACACCGGAGGAGATTGAGGCGGCGTGGCGCGAGTTTGATTTTTCCAACAACGAGGACATGGGGCGAGCTATTTCCGCTTTTCTTCAGGAGCGCAAGCGATGACGGAACCGGAACTAAAGGCGCAAATCGAAGCGTTGCTTCCAGCCGATGGGATGTTCCACTTCCGCGCGTTCGATATTCCGCAAAATGCTGGCGGCTATCGAGTCGGTCCCGGCGGGTATACACCGCTTCGGTGTTGGCCCGGCGACGTGCGAGTTGGCATCGCGATTTTCGACCATAAGGGTATAGCTATCCAACAAGCCGCGATTGAAACGGCTGGAGCAGAAGCGTTAGATGACAAGACGGTCGCGAGCCTCCGTCACGTCATCGACCTTCTTGTGCAAGCCGTGGCCGATAACAGAGACATCGAAGGCGGCGAACAAAAGCCGAAAGTTTACCTGGCCGAGCCAACGCTAGAAGGAGAGACAAGGTGACCCCATCTGAGAAACTTTACTACCGCCTTGCGCGGCTTCAACCGAACAAGGGCGATCCTCCGACGCTGCGCTTGCTGTTGTCGCGGGCCGAGATCGCGCTCATCCTTCCGGCGCTGAAAGCGCACTACGGCGTGTCGGAATACTTGGGAGTGCCGGAAAATGGCTAGCACCCCTCCCACCCCCAACTCGTCGGAAAACAAGGCAGCGTCGGCATCAGAGGTCGCGCTGCTCAACGAGAAGCACGCGCTCTCTCCCAGAGCCAGCGAACCCAGTCTTGAGGAGCGGCTGCGCGAATACGCAAAACGCTGGCCCGAAGCGAACCTCGCGCTCATCCGCGAAGCAGCCGCGACCATCGAATCCCAAGCCTCGGAGCTTGCCGCCCTTCGCGCTAACATCGCCGAGCTAGGGCGGGAGCTTTTCACGGGCGAGAAAGAGGCAGAGCTTGTACGGTTAAGGGGGCTCGAAAGCCGAGCGAAAGAATTGACCTCGATAGAGTTCGCGTTGGAGGTCGCAGCAAAACTCACCTGGACGATTCGCGCAGGCCCGAAAGCGCCGCTCGAACCCGACCATCTTAGCAACGCGGAAGAGTTGCGAGACGCTATCCGCGCCATACTCTCGGAGGAAACCCAGTGAGTGTCACCGTTCAGCGAATCGAGGTCGGCTACGAGTACGGCTGCGCTAAGTGCGGGCGCTGGTTCAGAGTCTTTCAAAACTTTATGCACCACGAATGCGTAGGCAACCCATGACTCGCCCCTCTGAAGCGGAAGTGAAGCCGATTGCCGAGCTTGTGGCGCAAGCCGCGAGGGTTTGCGAAGCTCGCGGACACGGCGGCCTTTGGCCGTGCAAGGAAAACTGCATCGTTTGCGGCCTCGCCGAAGCATTGGAGTCCCAGGCCGAGCGCATCGCAGAATTGAAAGCCTCGCTCGCCGCGATAGGTAGCGATACCGTCGAGGGGAAGCGCATCGAAGAATCGGAGAATGAGAATGATTGACCCGACTGCTATCGAGGAGCCTATCTTCCTCGAACGTTTGAAAGAGGTCGCGCGTTGGCTCTATTCGCTTGATACCGAGAACGCCACCGCTGCCCGCGACGAAGTGCTTGAGGCAATCCGCCGAATCGAATCCCTAGAAAAAGAGAACTCAACTCTGCCAGCCAAAATCGCGGAGATAATCAACGCCGGGATAGACGACGGGACGTTTCGGGAGGCGCTTCTCAATGCCGAGCGCATCGCAGAGTTGGAAGCAAACGCCACGAAAGTCGCGCTTGGAGCCGCCCGCGCTATCCACGAAGGCACTTCTGCCGAGCGCATCGCATCGCTAGAAGCGCGGCTGCAAAAAGTGCGGGCTCTGTGTGAGCGGTGGGAATCGTGGGCGTTCGAGGCCGCGAAAGAGCGCGTCACGGCCAGCGCCGCGCAAGACGTCCGCGCACACGCACAGGCGCTTCGGATGGCGCTAGAGGGGACACAGCAATGAGTGGAGGCTGGACTCGCACTTACGCGATGTACGTCCTCGCCGGATTGTGCCCGAACGGTTGCGGCGACACGCTGCAAGAGTAAATGACCGCCGATGGGCCGCGCACCTTTTGCGACTTCGAGGAGGGTTGCTGGTTCGGCCCGAGCCGACAACGCGCCGAGGAGATTCTCACCCCTAGCCCCCTGCCAGCTACGAGAGAGGAACAGTAAGATGCCGAACGGACACTACACCGAAGATATGCAAAGCGACGCGGAGGAAATCGCGCGTCTGCGAAAGCGGTTGCGCGCGGTTATCTTTCTCTGCGATGGAGCGGACGAGATGGGGCAGCATCTCCTTTCAGCGGACGTGCGCGCCGCAGCGGAGGAGCCAAAGTAATGGAGCAGCCCCTACAGCCGGAGCGGAAAACCTGTATGCGTTGTGAGAAGAAGCCGCGTCATCGGTCGCACACGGGCGGTTCGAAATACTGCGATGGCTGCCTCGACACCATCACCTGCCTCGGCAAAAAAGAGCTTCGCGAGTTGAAGGCGTCGTGTATCGAGCCTTCCGATTACACGGGCGAGGATATTCCGCACCGAAGGAGCTTTATACCATGAGCAATCAGCCCCTACAGCCGAGAAAGGAAAGCCGATGCGCTGGACTATGACAACGCCGGGTTACGGTTACGCATACGCTTGGCGCAATGGACCTCGATGGTCATTGGACCATCTGCGTCACGGACGCATCCTCGGGTTTTTAAGGACGCTTTGGTTTACGCTCGTCCTTGGTCATATCAGCGAATCGTGCCAAGAATGCGGGCGACCGTATCTGCTGTGGTGGGCTGACAACGAACTTTATGATGCTGTAACCGGGCTCGGCGCAAAAGGAGGCTCTACTCCAGGGCTTTTCTGCCTTGATTGCTTTGACCGAAAGGCTCGCGAAAAAGGCATTCGACTTCGCTGGAAACCGGAGTCAGCATGAGCAATCAGCCCCTACAGCCGAGAAAGGAAAGCCGATGACCGTTGATTTTACCGCACGCGAAGCCGAGTTGCTGCGCGACCTCACGCTCTCAGCCCTCGCCGGTCGCGGCATGGGGAACAAGTATACCGACGACCAGCTTCGCGCCGCGAAAGAGAAGCTCAACGACGCACTAAAGGCGGAAGCATGAGCGATACCCCCCTATCCGCTACCGAGCTTGCCGAGATTCGGGAGGAGATTCACGCTTTCGGATTCCCGTCGTATTCAGGGTTGGACGCGGCAGGTGACTCCCTCACGCCGTGGCATGAAGGGCGCAACGATGGCATAGACGACTGCTTTCTAGCGACCGCGCACATCGTTCGCGCAAAGAACGCCACCATCGCATCGCTCCAATCAACGCTAGCACGTCTAGCGGAGCCCGATGAGGCGGTGGTGGATGGTGGGCGTGTTCGGAAAACCATCGAAGCAATGAAAGCGTACCTCACCTTCTACGAAATGGACGACCCGCTCAACCCGCCAACACTACGGCAGCGGGCAGCGCGAGAGCAAGGTGCAACGCGGCTACGGCTTTGGATTTACGGGCTCGAAAGCGCGTTTCCGAACACCGAGCCGCGCACACCGGAAGAAGCGGAGGCCATCAAAGCAGCCGCAGCGATGGCAGGGGAGGCGAGATGATGGACGACAAACCGGAAGTTCACACCGATTCAGACCACGCTTTTCATAAGGACCTTTGGCGAACCCTTGTGCTGCTTGCTATCGACGGCAGAGAGCGCCCCGTGTATTTCGTAGTCGAGGGCCTCGCAACATACCCCGGTGAGACTAGCCGTGATGAGCACGAACGGTACTTTTTCGAGGAGCATACTTGTCCGACAAACTTTATCGGCGGCGACGTTGTGGCACTCTACGAGGACGGCGACCGTGACCCGCATGGAGCCTTTAGGTTTGTTCGTTCGGTGTGGATGCCGCAGCGGTATCTTGACGCCAAGAAAGAGCAAGAGGAGCGCCGACACAATATCGGGTGGAATCCCGAGGACGTAATCGAGGAGTTGTTTCCCGAACTCTTAGCGATGGCAGGTGCGGAACACGCAAGCGCAGAGGGACAGTGTTGGCAAGCCTTTGTGCCCGGCCCGGCGGCGTACAACCCACGCGAACGTGGCGGCCCGTTTTGGTGGCGGCGAGGAGGAATGAAGCCACGGTGAAGGAGGATTACCCGCCTGCGATGCAGCGGGCGATCGACGCCGCGATTCGCCGCGGTGCCGAGGAGTACGTTGACGAAGGCGCCAGGACGCGCGTCGCGCTGAAAAGCGGCAAGCCGCTGAAAGTGCTCCCGTCGCCGAACCAAAGCGCGCCACCGTTCGCCACCGCTATGCCGCGCGCGAAGGGCCGGGTCGCACCGTCGCCCTACAGAAGCGCGCTCGAGCAAGCCTACGCGGAGCGGTTGGAACTCCAGCGGATTGCCGGCGAAATCCTATGGTGGCTTTACGAGCCGTGGCGCTTTAGCCTCGGTGGCGGCGCTTGGTACAAAGTTGACTTCGGCGTGATGCTTCCTGGCGGAGAGCTGGAAGCGATCGAGGTCAAGGGCTTCTGGCGGGAAGCGGCGCGTTTGCGTATAAAGGTCGCCGCGTCGAAGCACCCGCTAACGTTCAAGGCCGTAACGCGCAAGGACGGCGAATGGAGTGAGGAGCACTTTTGAGCAACGTCAACCGGCGCCTAGCGCGCCACGGAGGAATAGAAACCTTGGATAATCGAGTAGGCCAGCCGCAAGTGAGCGCGCCGCGGCAAATGTCAAAAGAGGAGGAGCGCGTCTCGCTTTCGGTCGCGATACTCCAGACGATTAAAGTGGACGAGCACGAGGAGGAAGCCGCGGTGCTGGCGCTTCGTGCGACGGCGGCCGGAATCGTTGACAGCTTCCTGAAGGCGACGGCGGACTACGATAAGGCGTGGCAGGCCGCGAAACCAGCGGCGACGGCGTGAGCACCGGCAAGAAGCACCTCCCGCTCGTCGAGCCCGAGGCCGCGCCAGCCCCCGTCGCGGAAGCCGACCAGCTTTGCCGGTGCGGAGTGCGCCGCGGCGACCACTTCCAGGTTATCAGCGAGATCGCGTTCTCGCCGTTCAACACGCCGAAAATTAAGTACCTGCTCGGGTGCCCTGGCGCAACGTTCGAGGAAGCGAAATGAGGCCTAACTAGGGCGCAGGCGCAGTTCGCGCCATAGAGCCAGGCGTCCGATTCTGTGTGTAAATCCCCGCAAGCCCACCAGCCGCTCGCGCAGCAGGCGACAACGGCGAGTTAAACGGGTTCCCTAGAACGTCGAGGCCAACCCCGCCAAACGGTATAAGGCCCGCGAGGTAGGTGCCGATTTCCTTCTTTGGCCCACTTAGAATCGCGCGTGCGATCGGCGAAAGGATGCCAGCCGACGACGGGCCACCGAAGTATGATGGGTAACGTCGGGAGGCTGTTTCACCGAAAGCGATGCGCGCCGGGTCCGCCGCCGCAGACGCGGCTTCATCAACGGGTCCGCCAAGCGTTACGCGATACGGCTCATGCGGCAGGAAGGAATCATTGGCGTTCTGTTCCGTCCGCGCTAACCGCTCGACGCGCTCGGGGTGACGAACTACCGCGCGGCCTACCATTGTCGGAACGATGTAGTTGTGCCACTGAGGAAAGTTAGCGCCGACGAACGCTTGAAGCCATTTGACGTATTGCGGCTTGAGGTTGTACGCACCCAGGTCTTGATTAACGCGATCGAGTTTCTCTAACTCGTCTGCGCCCTTCATATCCTTGTCGAGTTGTTCGAGCCTGGCGGCGCGTAGCGATTGGTCCCAGCGGTCGAGCATCGTCGTTGACGCTTTGCGAATACCTTGCGGGAGAAGCCGCGCGGGCGAATACTTACCGGGAACCCGCACGCCGAAATGTGACGCTGCACCGGCGTTGAGTCGGTCGGACAGATGCTGCGGAAGGCCCTGAAGAAAATGGCGCGTAGCTTGCGCCATTCCACCTTCGCCGAGCGACAGGTAGCCCCCAACGGCAACGTTCCTCATGTGCGGGATGCCAGTCGAAAGCAACGCATCCACTTGCGCGCGAGACAATGCCTTTAGCGCCTCGGAGCCTCCGAGTTTCGATTCGGTAGCCGTAGCTGACGCCATTTCGGGCGTCATACCGACGTGGCGTTGCAGCCCTTCGGTTGTAGCCCGGTGCCGAATAACGGCCCGGCTTTGGGCCAGCCGCTTATCGACTCGATCATAAAGGTTCTCGGGAGGGGCTTCGGCTTGCTGGTGTTCCTCGAATCCACCGCGCGGGGTTCTCAGCCGTTCTTCTTCGCCAAGGAGCAGGTCGTTAAACGCGTCGGGAGTCTTATTCATCCCGGTCTGCGGCTCATAGTTCGCGCGCAAGTTGTAGTTCACGAGCCCGAGTGGCGGACGCTCCGCTTCACCGGGCTTCGGCGTGTAGCCAAACTTTACGGCCTGCTCGCGCATCTCAGGCGTTCCGAACACGAAGGGCTCTTGGAGAAGCCGCTGACGCACCGGCTCGGGAATCACGCCGTTGTGAAGGTCACGTCGCGCCGCTAGCATGAGCCCCGCATCGGAGGTGTGCTGCACGCGCGCACGAGTAATCTCACGGTTCTTGACGCTATTTATACGAGCGATTTCAGAGGGGTTGTAGCCACCGCGCCGCTCCTCGACGTTGGTGAGCATCGTCTGAGCGAGGTCGCGCGCGATCGGATTGCTTGACTTGAGCGCCGCCGTCCCCGCTCGCCCTACGGCGCGCAAGGCATCTTCTGCAACCCCGCCGGTTCCTAACGTGGCTAAATTGAGAGGGTCGGTCGCATTCTCGAATACGGTGCGAACAAGAAAGTTTTGGGCCTTACCGCGGAAGCGGGGGTCGCTAGACATTAGGTGGTTAACACCTGTCGCCGATTCAGCGTTCGCTTCGATCGACGGGTCGTTAGGGTGAAACGCCGCGTAAGCCTCGTTGCCGAGTTGCTTTCTTCCAGCCGGGTCGAGTAGCGCCGGAACGGCCCCAGTAAGCGGTGCTGCTGTCGTTTCCGCTACGCCGCGAGGGTTAGACTTCATCTGGCCTAGACGCGAGGCTTCCACCCGCTGCGGTGCGCCGAGAACGGCGTTGAGCCCCTCGGCTGGCAGCGCAGCGAACTCCCGGCCCGCGTTCTCGGCTTCAGCCGGTATATCGCCGAAGATGGAGTGCGTGGTTTGTCCGGCCTGCTGGTAGGCGGCGTTGGAGCCGAGCGGCGGAGCGGTTTGCGCGGCGGTGTGCGCCCCCAAAGCGGCGGAAAGAATCCCGCCACCCTGCTGCGGCGCTGAAGTCGCGGCGGCGGGCGGAGCCTGAGCGGGGGGTGGCGTTTGCTGCGGAGTCGCCCCCGAAATCGCGTCGGAGAGGAGCCCCACTTAAAAACTCCCCGACGCTCCGTGGCTCGCTTGCAGCGGGTACTCTTGGAGCAGGTCGCGGTAGTCTTTAAGGACCTTCGCGACGTAGGCCCGCGTCTCGGGATAGGGCGGGATGCCGCGGTGGTCGATCACGGCCTGCGGGCCAGCGTTGTAGGCGGCAATCGCGGCCGGGATGGAGTGGAACCGCTTGAGTTGCTCGGCGATGTACGTCGCGCCGCCCATGACGTTCTCCACCGGATTGTTCGGGTCAACGCCCAGCGCCTTCGCGGTGCCTGGCATGAGTTGAAACATTCCGTGGGCGCCGACCGGGCTCGTCGCGTCGTTGTTGAAGCTGCTTTCGTTCTTGGCGATCGCAATGAGGAGCGCCACTGGTACGCCGGTCTTTTGTGCCGCCTGTTCGATGACTTCGCCCTTGGTCGGCGTAGCGTGGTGGATAGCGCCTTCGACCGCGCCGGCCACCCCTTTCACCGCGCCGGTGACGGCGGAGTCCGGGAGGCCCGCGAAGGACGGCTTCGGAGGTGCCGTTTCTGGGGCAGATTCGGCCACAGGACCGCCTGCGGGCTTCGTGGGGAGTCCAAGTCCGGGTTTCGTAATATCGAGGCTTGCAGGCCCGCTTCCGGGCACGACAGGGTGCGGCGGCGTCTGTCCCGGCGGAGGCGGAACGTCCACGGGAAGCCCGTGCGCGCGGCGCGTGTGAGCCCACAGTTCGAGCAACTGCCCGGCCTGCGGGTTAGAAAGCGTTTTCGCTGCCGGGTCGGAGGCAAAGTTCTGGAGCAAAGCCTGAGCGGTCGGGAAATCGGCCGCGTGTTGTGCGACGGCTTCACGCATGGCTTTGAAGGCTGGTTCGGGGAACCCCGCGCCGCCGCCAACGCCAGCCTTCTGCGCCATCGCTCCAAGGCCGAGAACGTAGTTGTCGGATTGCTGGGCGAGGTTCACGCCGTGTTGCTCGGCCGGGTTCGTCGCTTGCGGCGCTGCTGGCGGGTCGCCGCCAATCGGCGTGCCAGGTGCCCCGGCGCCAGTCGGCGTCCCCGGCCCCTGTTGCGGTGGCGGGTCGGAACCGTCGATCGGCGAGCCCAAAGCATGGTAGCCCGGCGGATACATCTGCCCGGTAGCCGGGTCGGTCGAGTAGCCCTTCTGCTGAAGCTGAATCGCTTGCGCTTGCGTTTGCGGCGTTACGCCCTGAGACGGAGCGTATCCCGAGGCCGCGCCGCTATCGACGCCTGCCGCGTTGTTGGCGTAGCCGCTCAGTTCTTCGTTTGTGGTTTGCGCGGTGTCGGCGTCAAGGCCAGTACCAAGCGTCGAGAGGTTTGCCATATCCGAACCGGGCGGAGCCTTCGCAAGCAACCCGTTCACCGTATCGTTGAGTTGGCTCGTCGCGGCGGTGATGTCCGTCGCCATTTGATGCGGGTCTTTGGCGTCGGCTTTTTGGATAGCGGCAACGTGGCGGTTGTACTGCGTCCGAGCCGTCTCTGCGCCTTGGACGATAGCTGTATTTGCCAGCCGCTCCGAGATGCTCGCAGCGGCTCGGCCGTTCATCCCGATTTGGCGGATGCCCTCGAGCTTGTATTGCGCCGCGATTCCCATTTGCTTGCCGGCAATCGTGAAGTCCTGGCCGCGCATAATAACGTCGTTGTGCTCTTGCGCGAGGTCGTAGTACCGCTTTTGGTTAGCCGGAAACTCGACGTTCTCTTTCCAGTTGAGCCCTTGAGCCGACAGTTGAAGGTGTTGGCCCGAGATTCCGATGCGCTGCTGGGCGAGGTCATTCCGAATCGAGTTCTCTTGAGCGGTCGCGTCGATCTTGGCTTGCGCGTCGTAGAGGGTAGCGTCCAGCCCCATCGCCTTTTCATCGGCGGCCTGCTTCGCTTTCCACTGCTCCTCTTTGCGCGCGTAGGCGTCCTTCGCGCCTTCCGCGAGCCCGCCGCTCATTCCAGCCGCGAACTTTCCCAGGCCGCCAGCCGGGAATGCAAGCCCGGCCAGCGCGGTCGCGATCTCTAACCACTTGTTCGGAGGCTTGTATTGCGGCGGGTTTTCCGAGTCTTTCTCGTACCGCGCGCGGTCGGCCTGAAGCTGCGCCATCGCATCGCCAAGCGTCGTCGGCGGAGGCGGCGGCTGCGGCCCCGCGGGTGACGGTGGCCCGGTTGGCGGCGTCGAGGGGGTCGCCATCGACCCGGTGAGCCCGGCCTTGCTATCGGAGATGAGCTTCTGCATCATCGCCTGCGAAGGCGTTGGCGGCGCGCCTGGCACGACCGGCGGAATCTGCGGCGCGCTGACCGGCGGCACTTGCGTTGCGGGCGGCTGCTGCGCCGTCGCGGCGGTAGCGCCCTTCGTTGCGCCAGCGAACATCGCGCCCGCGAGCGAAGCCACCTGCGCGGCCTGCTGCGGCGTTGGCAAAGTGCTCGGCGGAACGGGCGCCGGAGGCGGCGTCGGCGGTTGAGGCGAGAACCCCGCTACCGCGGTCGGAGAGAAGCCGCCCATTTAGCCAGCCGCCGCGGCTGCGGCAAAATACGACCCAAGCCCCTGCCCCACGCCGCTTTCGCTTTGCCCTTGGCCTTGGAGAGCGGCGTCGTAAATGTCGCCGTAAGCGCTACTCTCGCCAGACAGTTCCGAACCTAAAGCGTTGGTCACGCCAGTCTGCGGGCCAAACGAGTTGAGGTACGCGCTCAGAAGCGAGTTGTTTTGATTCGTCCCCGCGCCAAAGAGCGACTGCTGGTAAGCGTTGTAAGCGTTCTCGTTGCCGGTGACGGCCGAGTTGTAGAAGCCTGCGTTCGCTCCCGCCGCCGCATTCGACGCGCTCGCGTTGGTAGCGTTCGCCGCGTTCTGCGCCGCCTGATTCGCCATGATGTCCTGCTGCGTGTAGCCAAACGCCTGGCTCACCATCGGCGCCTCGCCCTGCGCGATCTGGCCGCCCTGCTGCGCGTACAGGTCGCCCATTGTGTTGGACGCCGCACTGCTATCGGTAATGCCACGCGAAGAAAGGTCCTGCGAAAGCGCGAGGTCCTGCTGGTTGAACGTCGGCTGCAAACCGGCCGCGTACATTTTGTCGTACTGCGAAAGGTATTGTTTTTGGGCATAAGGAGAAGCGTTTACGGCCTGATAATACGATGGGTCTATTTGGGGAATATTCCCGAATTGCTGATAGGGCGCAGGCGCCGTCGCATTGATATTTTGAGAATTAAGATTTTGAGGACCAGCTAGAGGCTGGTACTTCGGCTGCTGTACGACGGGCTGCGCGGTTCCGGCCATCAGTCGGTCGTGTGCCCCCGGATGCCGCTATTCGCTGCCCAGCCGCCGTACTGTCCGCCACCGCCGGTGTTACTCGTAACGTTGAGCGGGAGCATCGCGCCGTTGTTGCCGCCTTTGCCGTTCCCGCCACCTGGCGCGGGGCCGAACGAGTCGCGCGGAATCGGTTGCCACGGCGGAGCCGCACCGCCCGCTGACTTCGAGGAGAGGTTGGCGAGGTACGTCCCGGGGCCGCTCGCGCCGAACGTTTGCGTCTGCCCAGGGTTCACGCGGTACGGCGCGGGGCTCATCTCCTGCGCGGAGTTGAAGTAGGGATTCGGCACCCCAGCGATCGCGCCGCGTTCGGCTTGCTGTTGCTGGCCGGTGTACTGTTCGATCTGCGAGATAATCGGCTGAAGCTGCGCGCCTAAGCCGCTCGCTCCTTGTGACGCTTGCTGATTCGGCTTAGAGAACATCTGTTCCATTACGGTGCAATCCTTTTCGCAAGAACGACGGCGTAAGGTTGATACCCGCGCCCTGACAGCATAGTGTTGAGTTGCGCGGTGTTGCCTAGTCGCACGGCAGCGCCAATCATAATAGGCTTCCCTTCTTTGCGAGCGACGGCTTCGGCCGTTTCTTCCAGCCATTCGTTGAGCTTTGCGATACCGCGTATTCCGTCCTGACCGCCCACCGCCCACAAGTCCTCCGCAAACAAACCTTGACTGATATCTCTCCCGGTAATAAACGCGACAGGTTGCTCATCAAGAAGCGCGATTGCACCCCAAGCGCCGCCCCACGGTAACTCGTAGCCTTCGATGCCGTTCTCCGCCGCGATAGCTTGCATTACGGGTAGGTCCTCCGGTCGCGCGTCACGCACGCGCATCGTCCGCGTCATCACAGGATTAGCACGCTATACGTTCCGGCGACGGTAGCCTGAAGCACGATGCTGCTTGGCGTCCAATCGGAACCCGCGTTACCGCCAGCCGTCACGACGCCACCGCCCACCGGAGCATTGATGGTGATGAAGCCGGACGGCATTCTTCCGAGAGCTATAGGGACAGTCACGTCGGTTGTTCCAAGTTGAACGCCAAGAACGGGATACACGGAACCCACCTTCGAGCCGCTAATCAGCGGTCGAGAGATTGGCAGCCCGGTGGTATCTGCCTGGCCGTGCAAGGCCCTACGTCCAGGCGCCTACGGTGAACGCAATCGAATCGGCACCGCCGCCAGCGCTCGTAACGGTTCCGCTGATACCGTCGTTTCCGACGCGAATCGGCCCAAACGTTCCGGCGCCCAACGCTAACTCTGCGCCAAGTTGAACGCAGAAAGCTTCGGCCGGTTCCAAGAACTTAAAGAGGCCAAAAACGAAGCCAACGCCGCCGATGTACTTACCGATGAGCGCGGCGTTGCCGACCTTGATAGTGAACGCGGGTCCGCCACCTTCGAGCGCGAGTCCGAGGTTTGTGAAGAACGCCGAGAGCGCGGTCATTTCCGCGCTGTGCAGCCAACTCAGGACCCACCCGAGGTCGAAGAGATAGCCGCCTAGCTGTTGTAACGTCATAGTGGCTCTGCTTTCTGTGGTGCGATTATAGCATCGGTCGAAGTCGTGCTTACCACGGTCCCAACCGTTGGAGTTGATGGCGCGGTGACGATCGTAGCGGGCGGCACCATCGGCGCATTCGCTACGATAGATGTTGCTGGAGCGCCCGCCTTATTCGTGAGGGTACGGATGACGACCGTCGCGACGATTCCCGTAAGCGCGAGAACCCCGGCGATGTAGGTGCCGTGTCCTGGGAATACCAGTTCGAGCGCGGGCGCAGAGATGGCCGAAGCCAACCCTGCGATAGCCGTGCATATCGAAACGATGTCGCTGACTTTCATTACGGCGTCGGTACGACTACCGCATCCGAAATGTCGAGGAAGTCGGTTGTCGGCGGGTCGGCGGCCGGGATAACGTCAACGATCTGAACATCAGCCGTAAGGCCAGCCGAATCTGTGAGCGTAATTGTAGCTCCCGCGACGACGCCGACGCCCACGACTTCCGCAGCCGCTTGGCCCGCAAGCGGACCGGACGGCATGGTGCCGAGTGTCACGGGAGCGTTAACGGAGTCGCTCGATGCAAGCGTAAATACGTCACCAGCCGGCGGCGGCACGGGTTTGCCTCCGGCGTCTAGGGTCTGAATAGGAACGTAGGCAGTGTTGCCGACGTTGAGTTCATAATTGGGCATTGGTTTTTCTCCTTTGGTTTCGAGTGCTGGTAAGACTAACGCGAGTTTGACTGCGGGGCGTTGCGGGCGTTCTCCCGCGAGTATTTCTGAAAGCTCGTTTTCTATCTTATTGATCTGAAGAAATATGGCGAGGCTCAGGACGGCCAGTGCCACAAGTGTACCACCGAGCGCGTAGGGCGCGATCTGGAGTGAGAAGGTCAACGCTTGCGCTTCCTCGTTGCAGGCTTGGTCGAGGCGATGTGGACCTTCTCCACAAGCGCGGCCTTATCGTCTTGCAGGGCGTTCTTGTCGTCTTGTAGCCCGGCATTCTCTCCCCGCAAAGCCTTCAGGGTTCCATCGGTATTCGTTTTTATCTTGTCAAGGCGCTCCACCATTTTGTTGCCGCCAATGAATATCGCGATTCCAATGCAGACGTTAAGGAACGCATTGAAGAGCGAGAGCCCGATTTGCTCGACAGTGTTCACGTCGCTTCGCCTACGTCGTGAGGTGCGCCATGTACTGCCACACCCCGAACGCCTTCAGCAGCCAGAGCACCACGGCGATAATCACCACAATGTTGAGAATCTGCTTGAGCTTGGCGTCCATCGGAATGTAGGTGTTGACTGCCCAAAGCAGGACCCCCACGACGATGATAGTGACGATGATAGGTAGTAACGGCATTATGCTAAACCTAACTTTCCGGCGACGTACGCCTTGACCGCTGGGATTTGCGCGTAACAAGCGTCTCCCGGACAAGCGGTCGAATAGTCGCCAGGGTCGTTTGGGTACAGCGCGGCGACATCGCGGTGCCCAATGGTTCCGGTGATAGTTGGATAGTGTTGATGCACCTCAACGGCTAAATCTTTCAACGCCTGAAGCTGCACCGCCGGGACCTCGCTTTGGTAGCCATCTGTCCCAGGCTCGAAGTCCCCTGCGAGGCACACGTCAACCGATGGCGAGTTGTCACCGTAGGCGGCTGATGGAACAACGTTGCTGGGACGGCCTTCGTAGACCGTACCATCGCCACCGATAAACCAGTTGTAGCCAATCATCGCCCAACCTTCGGCGCGATGTTCCGCGTCAACGTCGAGCGGCGACTGGTTTGGAGCACCGTCGCTGTGGTGGATAATAAGTGTCGTTATCTGCGATACGTCGCGCGGCGTCATAGCGAACGCGGGCGGCGGGTAGGCTACGCTAACGATATTCATACGCCCATGCACTCCCAGTTGGTCGCAATGGTAAGACCCTTCGCCAGGGTGGTCGCGCTGGTGTTATAGACGTTGATTTGAAACTGTGTTCCGTTGACGTATTCGGCGTAGGTCAACTCGCCGGTCGTATCGTTGTTAACCGCACTGCAGCTATAGGTGATGCCGGTGAAGCCCGCGCCATTCGTGAAGTTCACCACTCCGTTATTTGGCGAGGTGCCGACGGCGCAAGGCGCAGAGGGTGGACACGCCGATGCCACGGAAACCACCAAGGAACCGTGGTGAATGTGATAGCCGTTGCCGCACGGGTTGTTTGATGCCGAGAAGCAAGGCGGCATAGGCCCTGGGGACGTTGACGCCGTGGCTGCGCCGTAGATCGACTGTACCGGCACAAGCGCAGTTACTAGCGAGGCGCTCACCGACACGGTGTTCTGCTTACTCGATGTGTTGCACGTTGCGGTCGTGCAGTTGACGAGGTTGACCAGCCCGCCGTTTGGTGCCAGCAGGTCGGCATTGCTGCCGCCGTTATTGTAAAGTTGCGGGTCGGAAGGACCGGGGCTGGTTATCCCGCCGTCTGCCGAGCCAAGGTCGAAGTTGCCGCCCGGGCCAAACGAGGCCGTGCCGCTGGCGAAGTACGGGAGCACCGTTGCGGCCGAAGCGAGCGTGCCGGCAAAGAGCAGCAGGGTGAACCACCCCGGGAGCGGGCGGCAGAGCAAGCGTAGGAATTTCATCTGTAGCGTCCTTTCGAGACGGGGCAGAACCAATACTCGTCGGTTCGATTATGGCACACCGTGACCCGCGGGCCTCGGTCCCCAGGACCGTACTGCAACCGGCAGTGCTTGAAGTCCCCAACGCAGAGCATCGACCCCGCGGTGGTGGCGACCGTGGCGTAGCCGAAGTGCGGTGGCGGCAGAGAGTCGGGAGCGGGCTGGTGCCAGGGCGACATCATGTACGCCGAACCGGCAAGAAAGACGAAAAGCGCGAGGACGGCGAACTTCACTTGGCGTTCCCCTCGTAGTGGTGCGCTCTGTGCGCCAGCGGGTTAGCTGGCGTCGTCGGGCCGAAGATGCTGGGCTGCGGGCAAAACTGGAGCACGCCACATCCTCCACAGCCCGCGAGCAGAAGCGCCAAGGTGAACCTAATCACTTTACGCCGCGACCTTTGCAGGCAGGGCAGATACGGTCCACCGGAATCGCAGGCGTCCCGATCGGCACAAAGCCTTTGCCGTTACATTCCTTGCACTTCATTAGTAGTCCACCACTGTATGGTCGTGCTTCATGGTCGCCAGGAAATACGCCGGTGTGAACTTGCCGGTGTACGAGAGCGTGGAATACGCCCTTGCAGCGTTCTGGTAGTTGAAGAAGTCTCCAAGCCCAGCCGAGCGCGCGTCGGTTTGCCCCAGCGACGGCAAGTAGAAGGTTCCTTCGATATAGTTAAGGATGCTGCCATATGATTCGCGCGTAGTGTGTGAGATTGTTCCTGCCGCCGTGTAGGGCGACACGACAAGCATCGGAACCCGAAAGCCTAACTCGTAGTAGTTGAACATATGCGGAGGCTCAGGGTCGTACAGTCCACCCCAATCGTCCCAGACTACGATAATAGCCGTGCTATTCCAAAATGGCGAGTTACCAACGGCATTGATGACGGAAAGTACCCATGCAGGCCCGCTTCCATTCGTTACGGTCATGTGGTCGGATGCTAGTCCGGTTGGCGTAATCCAAGTCACGTTGGCAAGATGTCCATTCGCAATGTCAGTAAGAAACTGCGACGGAGGCTGGATGACGTTGCTAAGATATTCGCTCGGGCACGTTGGAACCGATACGCCGTAAGTACATCCGTACTGGCTTAACATATCAACTCCGTTCCATAGCCAGTACCAGTATGGAGCGTACGGCTGCGTGACGTAGTACTTCCATGACAACCCAGCCGCATCGAGTTCGTTAAGAATCGAGTTCGCTGATGTGCATGGAAATGTAGACGATACGGCGTTGGTCGTCGGGTTTCTTGTTCCAACAGTAGTTCCGGGGGCAGCATCGCAGCCCATCACGTTTGAGGCGTTGTTTTCCGCAATGTAGACCTGCGAGCCCGGTACAATCGGGCAAGCCCCGACGATCAGATAGCAATGCGCTGGGAACGATGGTCCCTGGTTGGACTGGTATACTTGGTCGCCGATACCATAGGAGGTTGCAATATCCCAGTACGGCTGTACCTCAACTTGCGGAACGTAGGTCACGGCGCACAAAGCAGTCGGGGTTGGTTGCGGGCCTCCGGCAGGCGTAGCAATCGGCGTGGGAGAGGGGCAAGTCGCAGCACACGTTACCTGAACATCAGTGCATTGAGAGCTTCCCCACCCTTGCATGGTACAAGCAGTCGGATACGTCGAACCACACTCGATTTGAAAGTTTGCGTGTGTGTGGGTAACTTCATAATCGTCTGGACTCTGCGACGGATACGCCTGCGTGAGATACTGCGGCGAAACGGGCCACACATAGCCGTTGCCATCTGTGTACGTTGTCGAGGTCGTCGTGCCGGGGTAGCCCATAAAGAGATTGTTGAAGCTGCGGTTCTCTTGCACAACGACGATGATATGCGAGATGGGCGTTAGGCTCGCGCAGCAGTGAAGCTGCGCCGTTTGACCCATGAGTGTAAAACCGAGCAGCGCAACGGAGCTAAAAAATAGCTTGTGAATCCCGAATGGTTTCAAATCGGCAATGCCTTCACATAGCAGACTCCGCGTACCGTCGTTGCGGCGAACGAGTCAAAGTCTTGGCAGTTGAATGAGTACGTCGTACTGTTGGCATATTGCGCTGTCCAAAACGCTGTAACCGGATTGAGGGCTCCGCTCGTACCAGCTAACGCCCCGGACGGGGTGGTCGAGCATGGGGTAGTGGTCGTGCTGCTAGTTCCTGCACCGCCGGTCCCAGCAGTAGTGCTTACAATACACATAGAGTGTGTAGCACTTCCCGCATCACTCTGCCATATTTCAATCTGCCATCCGCCTACCGGTCCCAGCGATACTCCGGTCGTTATGCCGACCGTGGCCACTACCTCTTGAGAGCCGTTTGGGAGCGTCGTCGCGTATGCTGCTGGCGTTGGAATAACTGGATTCGGCGGAGGCGGTAACGCAAGGGTGTAGGGGTAGGTGCCTGTCCAAGCGGGAGGTCCAGGTGAAACGGTGATACTTGGCGACGGCGTTGATTGTGGGCCAGGCGTTGGACAGTTGTAGGATATGGTTCCAGCGGCCGGTGGCGTCGAGACGCCGATGCACTGACCAGCCGCCGGTGTGCCCGAGCTACCGGGCGGTCCAGTAGGGCCCGTGGGCCCCGGCGCACCCGATGCCCCTACCTTTGCGATTGAACCGCTCCCGTTGCCGCAGGTAATCGTTCCCGCAATCACCGCGCCTGTCGCGCCACTCAGCACTACCTCGAAGCCGGTCTTACCGCTCACTGGCGCAGTTAGCTGAGTCCCGGCAACCGTAATCGTTTGCGACCCGCTCCCCGGTGCGCCAAGGTCAGGAACGCCAGTTACGTTGAACCAGTTCGCCCCGTTGTCGGCGCTCGTCTTGAGCGTGATCGTCCCGCTGCCCATCGTTGCCGTACTCGGCACCGACACCGTGCAGAACGATTGGCCGTTGATATTGGGCACCACGAACGTACCGCTGCTGCCGTTGAGGTTGAACGTGAGCGGGCCGATGTTTGGCGGGAAGATGGTTTGACCGAGGCCGTTTGCCATCAGCCCGCACCCGGCAAGCATCAGCAAGGCGAAGAATCCGCGTGCTTTTAGTTTCATCCTGGGGCTCCATAAGGTCGAACGGAGGGGACGCAGTACGTCGAAACGACGGCCGTACCGCTAGTGTATGCGCTCATCCGAACGCGAAAGAAAACCGTAGCGAGAACCGGGGCCGTGCCGTAGAACGCCGCCGTCGCCGAGTTGACGGCCGAGCCGGTCGTGGGCGTGAGGTAGGCGCTGCTCCAGTTCGACCCGTCCTCGCTCAGTTCAAAGACGAGCGTACCGGAAAACGTTCCAGAGATAAGCGCGGCGCAGTCCGCGTTACCGCTGGCGAGTTGGAACGTCGAAGCCGAAGCCGGTGGGCACACGCCGCCCGCGCACGCCGCCGCAAGCGATTGCGTGACGACGCGCTGCGGGTCGAGGTAGCCCGGCCCTCCCTGTTGCGCGAGCGCGTAAGCAGGCCAGAGAGCCAGAAGCGTAGCGAGTAAAAGCGTTCGCATCAGTAACCGATCGCCAGCCAGAATATCGTACCGGTGCTACCTGCGCTGCCGCCCATCGCCGTCAGGTTGAACTGCGTGAGCGGGTTAGCGATTCCGGTAATGTTCGTCGCGGCGGAAATGGCCGCGGCGGTAGCCTGCGCCTGCGTATTCTCGCGGACGCCGGTATAGATACCGAACACCTGATTCACGAACGGAATATCGTATGCCACTAGCAGGTTAGCGCTGTTATCGAACGGCACGGTGCTTGGCGTTCCCCACTGAAAGATGAGGCCGCCTGGTAAGGTTCCGTGCCCGGTTTTCGCCAGGTTGAGCGATGTAAACACCGTCGAAAAGTTCGTCCCGTCCAGGTTGCCGTTCACCACGTTGGTAATCGCGGCGAAGTTGGCGTTGACCTGAGACGACGAAATGGTCGTACCAGGGACAAAGGTGAACGGCATCGTTATGAGTGACATAGCGTTCCTTTACCGCCCAACCATTACGAACGTCGGGCTACCAGTGTAGTAGATGGTGCAATACTGCCCCGGCGACAGATCGAATGTGCCCGAGGTCAACGGCGACGTGTACGAAGCTGTCGCCGGAGGGATAGGGGCTTGCGAAAACTTAATCGCCGTAATCGTGCCGCCAGTCACCTCGATGGTCGCCGGGCCGTAGTACGGCGTCAAGCCTGCGGTTTGGGCTGAGAACGACACGCCGCTCGTCGGCATACTCGAGGTGATAATCGTCCCACCTGGCGCGTCGTTATAGCCAGGACAGTTGATAACGCGCAGGTTGATCGCTGAACCAACCGTCGAGTAAATGGGGGTGCTGTAGCCTCTCATGTTCGCGCCGATAACGTATACGGTGCCGATCGGAGCCGCCTTCACGAGCACCGCGTACTGCGCCGCCGATGGGTTCTCGGCATTCGGAAGCGACGGCGTTAGGTTCGTCCCCATAATCAGCCCGTCGCCGCATTTCCCGGTAATCGCAATCGCCGCGCCGCCGTTTGGCGACGAGTTCCCAGCGTACCCGCCGATAATGCGCCAGTCCGAGCAGACCCCGATTTCGTAGATGTACTGATTGGCCTGCGGAGTGGGCGCATCGGAAAACACCGTGCAGCCGTTAAACTCGATGTCGTTGATATTGGTTGATGCGCCGCCGTTTGCGTCTATCTGCACCACCGGCAGGCCATCCGTCGCGTCATCTTCTTTGTGGATAATGCACGAGGTGAACTTTTCGGAGTAGATGAGCCCCGCCGAGGTCGAAGGGACCATCCGCACCGCAGTGCTGAAGATCGCCATTTCGAGGTTCGTGTACTGGTTGTAGCGATTCTGCTGCGAGCTTTGGCTGTAGTCGATTCCGTACTGCCAGTGGAAGATGTGCTGGAACGAAACGATTGAATGCTCGGTGCCTTGCAGCGACAGGAAGCTGTTGCCTAACGGGCCGCCGTCGTTCCCGATAGCGTTTTGGTACGCCTCGCCCGGGCCGATGACAAAGCATTCCGGGTTGCTGAAGATGACTTGCTGGCACCCGCTCAGGTTCCCGCCGTAATGGAACGTGCAGCCGCGCGCTCCGGCTTGCAGCCCCACGACCATTGCGGTCGGCCAGCCTTCAAAAACGCAATCTTCGGCTACGAGATTCCACAGGTTTGAGTTGATGCAGGTCGTGGTCGGGAGCAGCGGATTTTGGCAGCCGAACGCGATGTTACGGAAATAGACGCCTCCCGAGGTGTGCGGCTCGAACCCGAATAGCAGCGTGCCGTCGCCGACCATCGAGAGCATCGTTTGCGCGGGGCCGCCTTTGCCGTCGCCGCTATTGGCAACCGTTGCGCCCGCGCCTTGAAATACCGTCTGAATCGGGATGACGTAGCCACTGCCAGGGCCAGGCGCAATCGGGAAGCTCCCGGCCGGCAAATAGGCTATGCCGCCGCCGCTGCCGTTGTTGAGCGCAGCCATCGTGGCAAGCATCGTTGCGAACGCCGTGCCGTTTGTGACCGACCCGCCGTTGACCAGCGCACCGAAGTTGAAAAAGTTGTACCAGTTGAGCGCGGAGAGGTCTGACGTTGCGACAAGCGCTCCGGCCGGAGGTCCCGCGTTGAGGGCAACCTCGATCGCCAAGAAGTTGGCGTTGACCTGGTTAGCGTCAGCGACCGTGTTCGGCAAGAACGTGTTCGGAGTAACGAAACCTAAAGCCATCTAGCGCCGCGCATTTTGGGCGAAACTTCCGGTGATTCCTGAGAATACCCAGGGCAGTTGGTCGGTTACGCTCCAGGTTCCAGCGTCCCATTTGCTCAAATCCCAAACCGCACCGCCGGTGCCGATGCCGCTTTGTAGGCCGAACGAGAACGCTTCGGCTTGAATGCCAGGCGCTTGAATCGGCGGGAGCGGCGTCGAGCCCCACGGTGCGCGATTCCAGCTTCCCTCGTTCCACACCAAGAAGTTGCCAATAGTGTTCGGCAGCAGCGAGAACACGTCAATGCGCGAGGCAGGCGCGTTCCACGACGTGAGCGCCGCGGGCTGAGATTGCCAGAAGGCCGTGTCCCAAACGGAAACGTCCCAGAGCGCGCCGGTCGATTGCGCAGCGTACACCGCAGCGGTGAATACCGATTCCTGGCCGTAGTCGGTCTGCACCGTCGCGGTTCCGCCAAAGCTGATTGGGTAGAGAATCTCGGGATAGATGCGGTGCAGCGTCTTGACGGTTCCCGGCTCGCCGACCTTGAAGAACTTCGTGGCAACCCAAACCTGAATCGTTGCGCCGTTATCGTTGTTCGTTGTCGTATCGTCCCAGAGCGCGCCGTCCCAGGCGCTTACGTTCCACAGTGAGTTGGTCTGCCCGACATACGGGTCCCAAGTATAGACACGCCCGTTCGTGCCGCCGACCAGACACGCCCACGGCGACGGGTCGCCAGGCGCGTTAATCAACGTCGAGCAGGTAATCGCTTCGCCCAGTTGCAGCACCGTCCAGCCCTGAATGTTCGTATCGTAGACCAGCACCGAGTCGATGACGTTGGCGTTTGCCGATGAGTACGCGATATGGTATCGGTCGTAATAGGTAAACGCAAAGAACTGGTTACGGTCGCCTTGCATCGGGTAGCCGGTCGTGAACGGGTCGTTGGTAATCCACGGCTGTACCTTGGTCGAGAAAGGCGTTATCGACTGGGTCGTCAAGCTCGTGCCAGGCGTGAATAGATAAGCGTTGTTATTTCCGAGCAGGTATTCCACGCCGTTCACGCTCTGCATGGCATAGCCGCACGCCACGCCGTCGTTGTCCATCGGCACGTTCTGCAGCGTGTAGTTCGCAGGCCCGGTCCCGTAGACGAGCGCCAGGCCGTTCGGCAACCCTACACATAGCATCGCTTGTGCGCCTGCGCCCACCGAACTCAGGCCCACTACCGGCTGGCCGAAGTCGAAGATGCTATAGCCTGCGATCGCCTCGAACGAATCGCCCGCCACTTGCCCGGCGCCCGTGGACATTACCTGCGTCGGAAAGTTTGGGATGCCGCCGAACCACACCACGCCGTTGACGAGTTGGCACCACTGCGCGCCCTTCGCGTTCCCCCAGCCTGGCGGGTGGTACAAGTTGTGCCCGTCGTAGATGAACGGCCCTTTGCCAGGTTCGCCCGTGCAGATGACCGCGACTTCCGTGAGGCCAGACTGGTTCGTGAGCGGGAGCGGGTTGGCTTGCGGGTCCGAAGCCATCGTAACGCTCCACGGCTTATCGTTCTTGCCCAGGCTCAAAGTTGCTAGCGCCACCTTCGAGTCGAGGTCGTACAGCACACCGCCGCACTGCGCGAGCGTTCGCACGACTTCCACGCCCTTCGTTGCCTGAACGTATTGTGCGAACCGGAACAAGCCGAGAACCGGGTCGTCCACCGGAAGCGTTTGATAAAGGTTCAAGCCGCTGCGCGATTGGAAGCCGCCATCCGGGCGAAGGTAGCCGTTCAGCGCCTGCGTTAGGTCGGAATCGTCCAACTCCTGCGGCGCAGACTTCACGTTAAGACCGCCGGAGAAAGAATAGACGCCGAAGTCTATTTGCCCGGCCGTATCGCGCCGCATCTTACCGTAGCGTTGGAACGGCATTTAGAGCCACCACGGCATGGCAGAAGGACCGCCTTGGGAGGTAACGTCCCTCACTTGCGCCTGCTTCGGCACGGAGCGTCGCGCCATCGAGTCTTTCAACTTCTGGATTTGCGTATCGAACTGAGGCTGAAAAATATCCTTACTTTCATCGCCTCGCTGATTCGCTTCGAGCACACGGCAGCACGTCCACAGAACGACGGCTTCCTGCGCGAGTGTATCAAGGTTGGTTGAAGAGTTCGTCGTCGCATCAGACCACAGTTGCGGGCGACCGCGATAATAGACATTCAACTGCCCGAGCATACACGGAGGATAAAGCTGAGCGGTCATAACGTTGCTCTCGTCTTGATAAACCATAAAATACGTTGGCGGTCCCGCGCCGACGCCAGGGAACCCCGAACACTGCTGCATGAACGTCTGCGGCTCCAACTGCCACATGGGATAAACTATTGCCGTTGAAGGCGCTGGCGTCAGCGGGCCTGTCGAAAACGACATAGAGAAAACATCTTGCACATCCTCGGTAAACGTCACGACCTGCTGGCCCGCCGTCACGGGATAGATTCCGTACAAGCGAATCGCGCCAAGCTCGCCCTCGACTTGCTCGATACCAGCGTTTGCAAGCGTGATGACGCCAGCCGCAGTCGGGTTCGTAAACTCGTTCGTGCGGAGTTGAACCTGAGCTACGAGTCCCGCCCCGGTGTAGCCAAACGGCACGCTCAACGGTGGCTCATCCTACGGGAAGTCTTACGAGTTGCCTTCTTCTTTTTGCTGCGCTTCGTCTTGCGGGCGTGCCCCGTTTTATCAACGTCCTTGCGCGTTCCCTCGCGGGCGCGACGGCGGGCCTCGGCCTCGCTAATCTCGCCGCGCCCGGCTTGCGCGAAGAAAAGTCGGTGCTGAGCCGGGGTGTACGGCACGGCTAGCCACTACTGCGCTTTGTGGTGCTCATCGTTGTCCTCGCCGCTCGACCCAACGCCGTAGGGGTTGGATGAGAGTTCGCGGGCGTTCACCGTCCGCACGCCCAGGACGCGCTCGCCCGCATCGCCAAGCACGCCGGAACACTGAATGTCCCCGCCGCGCGTGGGGTCGTACCAAGCACGATCGTCAGAAGTGAGTGGCCCTGGACGCCGCGGGTCCGGCGGAGGAATGTAGCTGAACGCGCGCGGCGCCACAGGTCTGTTACGGGCCACTACTCGACCTCCGCCAGTTCCATCGCTTGCACGAATCGGCCGTCCACGCGAATCGGCGCTTCCTTCGGAATCTCGCGAATGAACTCTACGAAACCAAACGCATTCTGCGAGTCGGTCGATTTGCCGTCATCCATGATGCGCCATACCGGGTTGTGCTTGCGAGTCCAGCGCAGCATCAGCCGCTGCGTTTCCTCGCCGCGCGTCTTTTCATCCGGCAGGCCAGTTGGAAGCAGCGCGTGCATCCGTTCCCAGTTGCCGCAGTACAGGTCCCACGCGCCTTCGGGGATTTGCTCGATCGGCGGATTGTCCGGGTCGTCCGCGGGCGCCGGCATGATCGCGAACCGCTGGCCATCGAAGTTGATCGTGAGCATTGCGGGCTCGATCTTGTCCTCGTAGATGCTCATATCACGGCGCGCTGCAGCACGGTAAAGGTTCTCGGCGTTGCCGTAGGTCGTGCGATACTCTTTGCCCTTGGCGGTCTGCGAGGTGAGCGCTTCTTCCGCGCCGCTTAGGGTCGAAACGGAGACGACAGCCATCCGGCGCACTTTCTTGCGCGAGTGATTCACGACGTAGACGTTCGGGCGTTTGGGCGTAGCGTTGAACGGCGTTTGCAGGTTCGCTTCGCCTGCCAGCGTGCCGAGCGGGGAAGAGTTGAGCGATTGAACGATGTCGGCTTCGGGCGTCTGCGCTCCCGGTCGCCATTGCTGGCCCGGGATAGTGCTGCGCCCCATGCGCGTTAAATCCTGTGCGCGCTGAAGCTCGGCAATCTCGACGGTAGTTGGCACTGGTTCCTCCTAGACCGTCTCGTAACGTTGAGTGAAGAAGGGCGCCATAGAGACGAACCGGCGCCCTTCCGTTGCTACTGCTGAACTAAAACCCGCCAACCCAAACCGGATTTAGAACCGGCGTCGATGTGCTGGCCGCTACGACTCCCAGCGAGATTGCCAGGGTCGTTCCGGCCGGCGGCGAGATGGTCGGCGTGGTGACCGCCGTGTACGCCGTGGCCGCGAGTCCCGTATCGTTGAAGGCGTACGTCGGCGACGAACCCGGTACGACCGAGAAGTAGCCAATGGTGCCCAACGTGCTCGGCACGCCAGCCGAAGCCGTGCGGTCGATAACGTAGAGTGTTGCGCCCGTTACGGCGCTCCAGGTGATTTGGTTGTAGTTGACGCTCGAGAGCGTGGCGTTGCCGGTCGTCACCGTTCCAGCCGTCGATTCGGCCGAGTACACGCCGTTTGGCAGTACCGCGGTGATCTTGTAGCTGTAGCTGACCGTACCGGCCGTGCCCGAGGTCGTTACCGTGGGCGTTGACGGCGCTGTAAGCCGCTGGAAGAACTGCGTGCCCGACGTGTTCGGCACGATCGCCAGGCCCGTGTCGTTGAACGACGCATCGGTAGCCCCCGTGTACCCGATAACGCCGACCGTTGACGGCGTGCCGGCAGACGACGTGCGCACGATGATGTAACTCACGGCGTCTCCTACTGGCGTATAGGTGATTTGGTTGTAGTTGACGCTCGAGAGCGTGGCGTTACCGCTGGTAGTGCTGGCGGTCGTGCCGTGAGCAGCCGATGCGGTTCCGTCTGCACCAACGGCGACGAGCGCGTAGGTGTACGTCGTGGAGCCGGACGTGCCAACCGACGTAACGGTCGGCGTCGGTGCGCCGCTCGGCGGCTGGAACGATGTGAGGTTCCCCAAGCCGTCAGCGCAAAGCAGCGTGCCAACCGCGATCGCGTTGGTCGTAGTCGTGCAAAGCGCCTGAATCGGCCCGTTGCAAACGATTGTCGGCTGTTGCCCGATTCCGAGTCCTGGCGCAACATTCACGATACCGTAAGACAGCGGAGCGTGGGCGCGGGCGTAAGTCTGCGATAGCGTCCAGTATCCGCCCCCAGAGTTGCTCGTTATGCCAGGCGGTAGATCGTATCCAAGAACCATGAGGTTCCCTTGCAACGCGCCGTTAGCGGCGAGATACGCAGGCGTTTGGTCGTTCACCATGCGCGTGATCGGCTCCAACGTTGGAATACCAATCATCGGGATGGTCGTGGTGCCCGCTACGGCGTTACCGCCTGCGCCACCGGTAAGAATGCTCGTCTGTGACGACGGGTTCCCTGACGACATATTTTGCGACCATAGATTTAAAAGTGCCATCTAGCTCACCGACCCTCCCACAGTTCGTTGTAGCGGCCTTTTTCGAGCGGTGCGCCGCCGCCTTCGAACTGCAACCCCGCTTCGGATTGTATCGCTTTGTCGTCGCGCGCATCGCCGATTGGGTAGTCGATTCCCATGTTTTGCGGCACGATGAACCTGTCTTCGGGATAATCGGGGCCGACGTTCTTCCCGGTGCGAACCTTCGGATTTCCAGGGCGATCTCTTTTTAAACTCATTGTTTACTCCTAGCCTCAGAGCGATTGCAAGTCGTTGATCGGGCCGTAAAATCCGTTCAGGCGCGGTTCGTCTGAAGCGAACTGGAAGGCGATGACGTAACGACTTGTCTTAGAGAGGACGCCGGGCGTGTCAATCCACGGAACGTAGTCGAAGCCCTTAAATCCAAAGTAGTGCATCCGGGTGTGATTCATGTTGAGGAAGTAGTAGGTGTACCCGAGATAGCCGCCCGTTGCGTTGATCGTGGGTGGGAAGTGGTTGTCGCCAACGACTTCCGCGCCGAGCAGATGCGGGTTGCCGGTGTACGGGTTTGCCGAGTCGCCGGGGCTCACGCGAATCTGCGAGTCGAGCGTGAAGATGTAGGACGACACGCCTTGCTGATTGACGAAGATGTGCGTCGGCGCGGCGTCACCGACGACGCAAGCCGTGTACTCGCGAAGCATCTGCGCGCGGCTCGTATCGTTCGTGGCGTTGCCCAGCCCGCTGGTCGCGAGCGAGATGACGTTGCCTTGCCAGGTGGCCAGGCTGTTCGTGCCGGTTCTCGCGATGTTGCCGTACACGTTGTAAAGCTGGCCGTTGTCGCACGCCTCGACCACGCCGAAGGCCGGTTGCCCGGTCTGCGCGTTGGCGCCCTTCGTGAGGTTCGTAAGGTCGTCGGCGATGAGGTCCGAAAGCGAGGCGATAGCCGTCTGGACCTGAAGCGTGAGGTTGTCCACACGCATATTTGGCCCGCGCACGAGCCGGAGCGTTTGATAGTCGATCGTGACGGCGGCCTGATACCACGACCAGGGGAAGGCCGCCACGGAGAGCAGCGACTGCGGCCCGGAAGCCAGCGTGTCGTACTGCCCGAAACTTTGGGCCGTCATGTTCTTCGCAGTGAGCAAGGGCAGCGCAAGGTAGCGCCCCTCGTCCACGCGGTTGGCCGAATCGTAGGCGATCTTCGGAACGCGAGCCGATTGGAAAACGTTGTCCGTCACATAGGGGACAAACGCTTCAGCTAGGACCGCGCTCTCCTGATCGTATCCACCGAGGCCGGTAGTTACTGCCATGGGCAAAACTCCTAAGCAAAAGACGAGTTATCGTCCTCGATGCTTGGAGTTTCTGGCCGCTTTCCGGGTCCCCGCGAGGGGTTGTCCGGGCGAACGTCCAGGTCCGCGCTGAGGGCTGCTGCTGGTTTCGGGTGTCCGTGCCGTGTGCCGGGGCTTGCGCTTGACCGGGCGGCGGCGGGCCGAATCCTTCACCTCAACGTAGCACGCTTGTCAACGGGCTCGCGCGGGACTACGATTGGGCCGGAGGAATCACTTTGCGTATTCTCGTCGCGCTCGCCGACCAAGCCGGCCAGTCGTATTGGCGGCAGATAATGCCGCTTTCCCGCCTGCCAGAGCACACGGTCCTCTTTACCGACGTTCTCGACCCCGCGTTTTTCCTGAGCGCGGACCTCGTAGTTACGTCGCGCGTCTCCACCCAGCCGATGCTAGACCTTCTGAAAACGCTCAAGGCCGCGGGCAAGCCGACAATTCAGGATTTTGACGACCACCTCCACCAGCTCCAGCACAACCCAGAGGCGCGAAGCGTCTACGGCACCGGCCAGTGGGGAACCCGCATCTTCGAGGAGGCGCTACCGATCGCCACCGTGGTTACCGCTTCCACGCGGCGGCTGGCCGACGAGTACGCCAAGTGGCGGCCGGGCATCGAGGTGGTGGAGAACTTTATCTCCGACGAGGCGTTTGCTCGGTTGTCGCCGTCCGAAATCACCGGCAAGCCTAAGCGCGAGGGCGAGATTCGGATTGGCTACGCTGGGTCCTCGACGCACGGCGGCGACCTGGCGCTCATCGCCCGCCCGCTCCGCAAACTCTGCGCCCGCTACCCCGAGGTAAAGCTCGTCTTTTTCGGGCAGCCCCCGACGCTCCCAGGCGTTGACCCGGCGCGCATCGAGTTGCACGGCTACATCGACCCCGAGCTGGACGAACAGCCCTTTGCCTTCATGGACCGCTACTTCGATCGGGTGAAGTCCCTCGACCTCGACGTGGAGATGGCTCCGCTGGTGCCCAACGTGTTCAACGCCTCGAAGTCGTTCTTGCGGCTGCTCCAAGCCGGGGCGTGCGGGAACCCCGTCGTCGCGTCGAGCTACGGCCCGTACCGCGAGTATCGAGAGCGCGGTGGCCCTATCATTCCATGCTTCGATGAGCGTGAGTGGCTTGAACGCCTTTCGATGCTAGTCCGGCATACTTGCGCTCGGCGGGACTTCGCCAAGGAGAACCACGCCTACGTCCGCGAGCACCATACGAGCGCGGTGGGGCTTGCGGCCTGGCGGCGCGTCATCGCGCTGACGGCAGAATCGCGTGCTCTTTGTGGAGCCGGTTGAACCGACCGCACGATACCATCGCCTCGAACGCCGCGTCGATCGCTTGCTGACGAAGCAGCACGAGCGGCGAGAACCGCGCCTTCTCGAACTCCGCCAGCATCTGATTGAGGCGGCAGAGAAGCTCGGCGCGGTCACGCTCTACTTGCGGGTCTATCGTCCAGCCATCGCCGCTTGGCGTGCCATCTGCTGGCGGATGTACTCCTTCGGGTCTGCCGCAACCCCGTTGACGCGGGTTGCCGGCGGCGGCGGAACCTTCTTCACCTGCGGCGCGGAGGCTGGGGTCCCGGTCGATACGGCGGCGGCGTTGGCGCTTGCCACCTTGCGCTCCGTAGCGGCGGCGACGGCTGCGACGGCTGGGGAAGCCGAAGCCTCCTCGCGAGCGCGGCGCAGGTCCTCGTAGGCCAGAACGATCGTCGCCGGGCTCTCGCCGTACTGATCGAATAGCCCTGACGCCCGGCCGTAGTTGACCGCGCGCATAAAGGAGTTCTTGTCGCGCTCCGGGTCGCCGCTGAACTCGTCGCCGTACCGCTGCGTAAGCAGAGCGTAGCCCTGGTTCCCGACGTTCACGCGATACTGGTACTCGCGCGCGGCGTTCGTTTCGGCGGTGCGGCGCTGCTCCTCCTCGCGCGCCATTTTCTCGACCAGGTTCGTCACTTGCCCGAGCTTGTCGTTGTACGGCTTGAGCGCTTCGGCTAAGAACGGGTCCTCCGCTTCGGTGAGCGGCGCAACCGGGGCTGCGGCAGCGGGAGCGGCAGCAGCCGCGGCTGTGGCAGCCTGCGTCTGCGCTTCGGTGAGCGGGAGCCCTCGGATAGCGCGGTTGTAAGCGTCGGCGGCGAAATTCCCGAACTCGGGATGCTCGATCGCGTACTGGATGAGCGGAAGAATGTTTCGGAGGCGCCCGTCCGCAACGAGCGGCTCGAGCACCTTCTGCGTGTCAGCCAAGAACATCGTCTTGCGCGAGTAGTCGGCCCGGCGGAGGTAGCCGTTCCGAACGGCGTTGGCGTCGGCTTTCGGCGCGCGAATGGTGAACGTCTTGTCGAGGTCGGGGTCCTGCACCTCGATATCTTCGTAGTCGGCCCACGGGTCGGGTTTATCGAGGATGGCGGCGGCGGCGGCTTCAGCGGCTACCGCGCCGGCTGGAGCGGCCTCGGGGACAGCGGCGGGCGTTTCCTGTGAAACATCGGCGGCGGCTTCGGATACGAACCTCCCGCTCGCGGGGTCGCGCTCCTTCGGCGCGGCGGTGCCCGCAATCTCAGCCTTCGCCTCGGCCAACGCGTCGGTCGTGCCGCCAGCGTCACCCTCCGGCAGCGCAACGGCGGCGCGGCCTGCTATCGGCTTGCCAGTCTCCTCATCGAGCGCCTCGGTCCCGCGCGAAAAATCCGGTAGAAGCTGCGGCTCGACCGCGCCGCCCAGCGGCTCGGCGTGAAGCTCGGCGGCGGCGGGTTTCGCGCCCGTCATCTTGTCCACCAACTCGCGCGCGTGCGTGTTTACGTCGGCCAGCGACGGCGGCCCGTTCCCAGTCTTTGCCATTCGATTCCTCCTAAAAGAAGTGGAGGCGCCGCCTAACGGACGCCTCCACGGATTCCGTTACGACGGACTACTTGCGTCCCCGACGCGATGCTTTGCGACCACGCTTCGACTTCTTAAGCTCCTTCATGTGCTTGCCGAAGCCCTTGTGCTCTTTCTTTTCCTTACCTTTACGTCTGCGAGCCATTCGATACTCCCCTCCTTTCTCGCCATATAGGCTCCATCTCGCGAGTCACCTAAGACCCGCTATCGGGTGCGGGCTGTGCGTCGGTGTCTGCCGACGTGTAGTGCGCGTCCGAGTTTCCCCCATCGTCGCCTTCAGGCATGACACTGGTGGGCGTTCCACCCGAGTCGCCACCCTTCGAGGCGTAATGGGAAAGGAGTTGATTTAATGATTCCAAGTGGGAGTATAACACTGCGACCACCTTGGGAGACTTTGCGAACGTTGGCATCTTAATCGCCAACTTGTACGAACGAGCGATGCCGTCGAGCATTTGGTAGCCTGGGGGTAACTCGCTCGGTAAATCCTGATAAGCGTCCGATTGTAAAGACGACGGGGGGCGAGGCGCGATGCCCGCCGGAGGCGCTATCGGGGGCGGAGCCGCCGGGGGCACAGGTGGTGCAGGAGGCGGACCTCCCGCGCCTGCTCCCGGTGGTATCATGCCAGCCGTCATGGCCTCACAAAATCCCCATCATCGGTTGAATCATAGCACACCTTTATCAACCTTGCGGTTTCTTCCGCTTTCCGCCGGATTTGGACGGCGTCGAATTGTTCGGCCCCATCCCCGGCAAAACTCCGGTTACAAGCCAATTCTTGCTCGGGTTCTTTAGGTTGTCGAAGATGCGGCGTTCCATCTGCGTAGCCGAAGCAATGAGCCCCATCTCTTGGAGTTGGCTCCACATTTCAGGGATGTCGATTATCGGTTTGCCCGAGTTTAGCAGCCCTAAGAGCAGGTTGTACTTCTGGCTAGACGTACGCGCCGAACCAGGCTTCGCTTCAACCTTCAGCGGGGCTGTGAAATACGACCCAAGCAGCGGGACCGATTCGACAACGCCCGCGTCGTTCTTCAACTGAACGAGATGCGGTGTCGTGTAGAAGCGCGTCATCAACTCAAGGAACTGCGTTCCGAGGATAACCATTGCCGCTTCGATGCGGTGGAGCGAATCATTGAAGCGCACGCCCGCGGCTTCTTGGTACATCGAAACGGTTTCGCTCGACTGCTGCCCCTTGAACTTCGCGGTGCCGCTCGAAATTTCGTTCAGCCCGGAAAGCTCCCGAATCTGCCCTTCGACGTACTGTAAAAGCTGCATGACGTATTGCGGCATTTCGGGGCCTTGCTCGCGCTTGCCGAACCGCAGGCTCATTTGCGTTTCGCGCTGGATGGCGCCCGGCGCGTTGGTTATATCTTCGTCGGCCATCTCGTCCCCGAGCGGCAGGCGCCATATCGGGTTCGCCGTGAGGTTCGCGGCGTCGTACATCAGGCCAATGAGGCGAAGGTAGTACTCGTAGGCGTCCGCGATGAGGTCGAGGTCGGACAGGCCCCAGAAATTCTGCGGGTCGGGGTACGCTTCGATTTCGATGAGCGGGATGTAGCCTAGCGGGTTCATCCGGTCGTCGGCTTTGAAATCCTCGTCCACGATAATAACCAGCCGCCCATCGGGATACAGCGGGTAGTCCACTTTGTGGCAGATGACTTCGAGCGCGTCCATCTCGTCTATGATGCGTAGGCCGCCGTACATTTCGGCCTCGCGCACGATCGCAACGTACTCTTCCGGCCATTCGTAGACGACGTTTCCTTCGGTTATAACGCGGCGCAGGCGTTGCTTGGTGCCATCGGTCAGCGTGACCCGCTTGTCGCGCGTGGCGGGCTCGCCAGCCACCGTAAACAGCACTTTGGAAACCTTAGTCGTCTTGCGTGGGCGCGTCCAGAACTCGCGCACGATCAGGCCGCTTGTGCCGCCGCTGTTGTCTGGCGGGTTGGCGGTTGCAGCGAAGGGCGGGTTGTTGAGCGTGCCGCCATCCGGGAACGTCATCGAGGTCGGCGGCGAGAGCACATCGCCCTCGTCGGTGTTCTCGAAGCCGCGCTGCTCGGTGCGCTTAGAGATGATTTTCTCGCGCAAGTGCGGCCAACGGGCGAAGATTTTGTTCGGCGACTCGCGGTACTCGTAGAGCAGCACTTCGGCGTCATCGACGCAGGTGGCGTTCGCGTCGGCGAAAACCTGCTCGCCGGTTACAACGGTCAGCGTGGCCTTCGTTTCGCCGCCAGGCCCGAACTGATCGGGAACCAGGCGCAGGAAGTATTTGATTTGGATACGCGAGCCGAGGATGGCGTTGCGAATCTTCTGCTGCCACTTGCCGCTTTCGTGCGCCTCTTTGAAGGCCGCCGTCGCAATGTCAGCGATGCGCTGGTCCCGCGCCTGATACGCGGAATAGGTGACGGTCGGCTTATTGTCGGAGAGAATCGACGCCCACTGAATTGGAATTGTCGAAACCTTTGGAAACTGCTTGCCGAGCTTCCACTTCGGCCGGTTGTGCCACCAAGGCGTCCCGCCGCGGTAGAGGCTCATCGCGCGGGTCATGCGTTCGGTGACGGGCTGCTTCTCGCGATGCAGCACCGCTGAAGCGTTCCGGCACCACGTTATTAGCGGGTCATCGTAGTCGTCGTCGGAGTTGTAGCGGGTGGTATCAGCCCACGGCTTCGAGGGAGCGGTCACTAACCAGCCCCCCGGCGAGGGGCCTCCTAAGCCTCCAGAAGCGGCGCTCGGCCCAAATACTGAAATTCTAAATGTCTCCTGGGTGATCGCTAATCAAGCGGTGCGTTTTCCTTTCGATGGCCCGCGCCGTATCGGCCTTACGCTTCGAATTTTCGTCTGCAAGCGCCTTTTCGACGCACTTTGGCGTGCCCTTGTCCCAAAAGACCATACCACGAGTCACGTCTCGATGGTGCCTGCGCGAGCGAACCTGGGTCCCGCCCGTCACCTTCATCCCGTCCACGATCGCCGTATCGTTGCCTTTGATCGTGATTGCGTACTGGTCGTAAATCGCGTCGTCCGGCGCCTTCTGGATGGTCAGCGCCTTCTCCATAAACTCGGCGTCGGAGAGCGGCTCTCGGCGGCGCCCGCAGGCCGCGTGGACCATTTCCCCGCCCTCCTTGGCGAACCGAGCCGTCGTGCAGTCGCAGAACTGCGAACGCGGCTCTTGAACAACGCGCCACCCGGTTATCTCCATCCCGGCCATGACTGGTTTATATCGCTCGATGATGTAGGGCGAGACGACGCGCTCGCGAGAGAACGGCACGTCGATCTCGCCCTTAGCGTAGTATCGTTCAGGCGCACAGGCGCGTTCGACCTGAGCAGCGGGAAGCTGCGGCATCTCGGCGCGTTGGTTCCTCGATGCGGTGATTGGCAATCCGGCCCGCGTCTTGTAAACGTCCGAGGGTGAGAGCCATTCGCCTATCGGGCCTTCGGGCGAGGCGAGCTTACGAAGCCAGCTTGGAATTTTCATCCTTTCAGGAACCACTCCCACACCCAGAGTTTGAGAAATGCCCACCACTTTGGACCCCGCCACAATACCTTATAGCACGACCGACAGGCGAAGCGGTTCGGCCGCTCGTACACCTGCCTAAGTCCATGCCTGTACAAGTCGTACATATCTATCCAGGTTACGCCGCATCGAATGCACGATGACCCATCTTTTGCTAGTGCCTTGAACATGTCATCGAAAGAACGTGGGCTCTCATCAGCCAACCGAGGCGCTATCTGTTCATCTCGCATTGTGCTTCCTCCCGTATCACCGTGCAACTAATCACTCGCGGTTTGAAGTCCGGCCCAACGCCGTGAAGGGAAACCGAAGCCCGGTACTCCTTCCACGGCGGGATTCCCTGAGCACGCTGGCGCTCTAACTGTTTCTCCACGCCGTCGTCGTATTCCACGAACCGCCCGTCGTTGAAGTCCACGAACAGGTCAAAGGGTTTACGCTTCGTCGTCATGGCCGTGCGTGAGAAGTTCGCCGTTGCGCTCGGCTAAGTGAGCGTCCATTGCTTCCTGGGGCGCAACACCATCAGGTAAGCGCCGAACCGACACGCGCTGCAGACCTTCCGGGAGCGGCGGGGACTCTTCCAACGTCGCGCTTTCGAGGCCAACGTTCAGCCGCAGCTTCGTGAACACGCCGAGAACGTGAACCTGAGTAATTAACTTGTGCTCGACGCCCTGAAGAAGAATGTCGCTACCCGCGAACTTCGCCAGCATGATGACCTGCCCGCGGAAGAATGGCATCGGCACCGTGGACGGCACCATAAAGATGCCTTCCTGCGTCTCGTCGTCGTAAATCTTGAGGAACGGCGTCGTCGGCGCTTCCTCTTTCGTAACCTTGGCTTGCATACGCACGGCTTGGTCGGCCACGTCCATCCGGTGCCCGCTGCCCACGTTGACCACGACGCCCGCGGTCCAGCCGACCTCGTGCTCCTTGCTCGCGTCGTCCATGCGCGGGAGTTCGATACCGCTTGGGGTCGTCTCGTCCACTTCGAGCATCTCCACGAGGATGCGATCGCCGTGTGGGATGAAGGTGAGCGGGTCCTGTTCGCTCAGGCGAATCTTGCGTTTTGGAATAAGCGCGGCTACTGGCAAAGTATTCCTCCTAGAAGTCGGGTGATTTGATTATACAGTACAGAATGAAACCGGCGAACGCAACGAATAGCGCAAGCCCCAGCCACCACATCATCGCGGCAAGCCGTCCGCTCCGCCGAAGTACGCGTCAAAGTCACGCTGGCCGATGAGGGCCTGCACGACCTCAAACGGCACCTGCCAGTGGTCGCGCGCCTGCTCGCGGCTGGCGGTGTTCGTCCGGTGGATACGCCCCACCACGCAGCGGTAGTCCAGCGCCTCGATGACCGTCGCCCCGTGCTTGCGTTGGTTGGTGAGGAATCCGTTGTCCTCGCCGGTGGCAACGTCCTCGAACGGGCAGCGCTCCCATATCGCGCGCCGAAAGACCATCGTAGACGAGGCGACGTAGCCGCCGGGTGGGGTAACGTGCCAGGCCAGCTTGCGCTCCGCGTCGATCGACAGCGGGTTGCGAATAGCGCAGATGTCGTCGCCGTACTGTTCGAGCAGCCCAACTTGGTAGGCCAGGCGCCACGGCGCGTAGTAGTCGTCGTCGGCCCAGAGGGCGATGATGTCGCCGCGCGCGAGTTCGATGAGGCGGTTCCACTTCTCGCCAAGGCTTAGATTGGACGGCTCATGGTAGTAACGAACTCTCGGTTCGTAAATCCACTGCTTGCGGTGAGGAGTATTCTGCCCATCATCGAGGATGACTAACTCCTTGTCAGTGTAGGTTTGTGCAAGGAACAAATTTACCGCCGAATGCAACAGCCACACGCGGTTCGCGGTCGGGAGAACGCAACTAACCAAGGGGAGACAATCCGCCGCTGTAGATTCTGTTGCGGAGCGCCAGCACACGGATGCAAGCGCGGGATACCGCATCCCACCCCTTCACCATTTCGGCGCCAGGGACGCATCCTTCTTCTTCCAAGTAGCGCCTGAAAGCCTCGGCTATATCCTCGCATTTCACCATTGTTCCAGAAGGTGGGAAATCCGTATCGCCGATTCGCTTCAGGGATTCTTTGGTATCTTTGTCCATTCGTTTCCTCCTACAATTGGGCAAGGTCGGGGTGATTCCGGTCCCGCCGTTGCGCCGCGATCGCGCCAGGCGAACGCCAGCGCCGCGGCCCGAGCGCGTCGAAGTTGTCCATGCGCGCAGGCTTCGGTTCTTCCTTCGGCTTCCGGTTAATCCCGCTCCACGGGTCACTCGCCGCAATCATGGCAAGACACAACGCGTCAACGTGGTCGTCGTGTCCGTTGTCGTTCTTTATCGCGCCGCTGGTCGTGCGGCGCACGCTTTGCAACTCCGACAGCGTTTTGAGGTCCGGCACAATCACGGTTGGCTCCGGTTTGCCGGTCATCGGGTCGCGGTGGCAGATAGTAGAGACGAGCCAGTCGTCCATAATCGGGCGCGTCTTGAACGTCGTTTCCCAGCCAGGGTATATCTTCTCGCCCGGTTCAGGGAAGTCCACGTCCAGGCGTTTCCACTGGTAGTAGTTACGCATCCCCGCATCCACGAGGCGTCGCACGACCGCGTAGCCGGACGCCTGCAGTTCGACGCAGGTGTAAGCGTAGCCGTACCACTTGTAGAGCAGCATCAACTGATCGCAGAAGGTAAACTCGTCCACGCGCGCTTCATACGTTGCGACCACCTTGAAGTCTCGCGCGCGAAGCACTTGGCACACCCACGCATCGGCGTCCAGCGAGCCGTACCGAATGCCGCCGGTGTCCACGCCAATCGCGTACTGTTCGCTGGTTTCCGGCGGTGCGTACAGGCGCAGTTCCTGCCAGTCGGAATGGAACGTGGTGTCGATACCGATGCGACCGCCTTCTTCGCGCAGGATACCGCGCGCAATCGGTTCCTGCCCGTGTTTTACGACGGCAGTGAGGCAGTCGCGATCGAACGGCGACTTCTCGTAGTTCACAAACGATTCGCTGACCGTCGTTGAATATTCCTGGTCGAACACCAGTAGCTTCAACTCTTGGCTGGCTTGCTGGAATGAGTCGATCTTCTTGCGGCGCCAGAACAGCCGATATGGCGACACGCCCATTTCTTGCAGCCGCATCTCGCTCTCGCGCCCGTACTTCGGGTCGTCTCCAATCTGCGTTAGGAACTCCGCGAGTTGCGCCTTCGATATGCGGTCGTACTCGCCGCGCGGGTTCTCGTTGCGCGTCGTGTATTCGTCGTGCTGAAAGAAGGGAGAGTACGCGAGAATCCAACCTGCATCGGGCCGTTCCGGTTCTCCGAGCTTGCCGGCGAATATCTCTTCGGGCGTAATGTTCACCGTCGTCTCAAGGCGGCGCACCCACTTTGGGTTCGCTTCGACCGCTTCCATTACCAGCGTATGGTACTCGTCGCCCATCCCGTTCGGCGTTGTGTCGATAATCACGCACGACGCTTTCCGTAACCCCATCGCAGAGAGCAAGCCGGTGTTCACTTCTTCTTTGCGCGCATCGTCCATGAAGGCGTACTCAGAGATAATGACGAGGTGCGGCGTTGTGCCACGCATACCGGACGGCACGGTTATCTGTATTTCGGAGTTTAATCCCGGGTCATACATACGCTGCTTGGGGTTGGGGTTATCGAAGAAGAGATGCTTGAGGTTTTGGATTCGGCGCTTCGGTTGCATGTGCATCGGCAGGCTATTGACCATTCCTGCGAGCACAGTCGCCTTTGCCATCGCTACGTCCTCGTCGTTGACGAGAATCATCGACTTATGGTTGGGGTGCAGCGAGTTGTACAGCGCTTCGCCTAGGCACCACGTCGTGCCGCCGGTTTGGCGCGACTTATCTTCGAGCACGCGTTGCGCTAGGCCGCGGCGGCGTTGGCTTTCGAGGCAGACGCTGAGGATAGCTTGGAATACGAACGGCTTGATGCGGACCAGTTCGCCGTCCTTGTCGGCAACCTTGAAATAGTTCGTGATCGCAAACGGCGCGGAGTTCATCATTTGCGTCGTCTCGGCCAGGCGCCAGGCGTTTACCTCGTGCGGCTCGGGCGCAGCGCGACCGTACTTCTCATGGAAGAAGTCTCCCACGGAAAGCAATTCCGAAGGTCCAATGAGCGACATTAGCGCTCCAGCAATGCTAGGCGCGCGTACTGCTCGAACGAGGATTCCGAAGGGCCGTCGTCGCCGAGGTCCCGCAGCATATCTATTGCCTTCAGACTCGCGGCCGGGTTCCCGCAGTACGCCCACTTCCGCAGCAGCGATAGCAGCGCGCCGCGGCTTACGTCCCGCCGTTTGATTATCTCGCTAATCGAAGACGAGCCGATGCCGGTCTGCACATCGGTTAGCAGTTCGTCATGCCGTTCTGTCGCCTCGTCAACGCCGACTTGGTACACGATCGAAAGCGCTTTGTCGATATCGCCGTGGAAGTCTACGAGGTTGTCGAGGTAGCGGTCGTACCGTTCGAGTCGGCCGCGCTGGTCGGCCAGGTAGTTCGCGTTCTCGTCGTGCTGCCGCGCTTTGCGCTTGGGTGCGGCCTGCTGCTCGGGCACAGCGCCCGGAAGGGTTTTGTACGGGTCGATGTGGCGCTCGTGTTCGCGGTGCGCGGGCGCTGACGGAATCGCCAGCGGCGCTTCTTCTACGAAGTCAGGAATGAGCGGCGCGGGCTGCTTTTGGCGCGGCACCTACTCGACGCTCGTTAGCGGCTGTTCGTTCAGCGCGCCGATATCGAACGGGTCGTCGTCTCCTGGCATCGAGTCCGTCATTGAAAGGTTCTGCCGGCGGCGCTCGCGTTCGGCTTCCGTCGCATCGTCTAAAACCACTGGCCCAGGTTTCTCGCCGGGTTCTTGCTTCGCGCGCTTCAGCGATTGGTAACGGGCGAGGACCTCGCTGACGCGCTTGTCGATTCGCTCGCTCACGCGCTCCTCGATGTCGAGAGCCTGTGCCTCCCTGAAGTGCCCCAGCGCTCGAGCGTAGGAGTTTAGCGCGTTCGTAGTTCCCCATCCGAGCAACGCAAGGAAGGCGAGGGCACCGAATAGGAACTCCGTCACGCTTGCGCCTTTAAAGCGCGCACTACGTCGCGCACCACCTTCTCGGCAATCCTTGCCCGCACGTCGGCACTCGGCCTCCGGCGCCACGGGACGATCGGTTGCAGCCCCAGCGACAGCCACCCACGCGCAGTCAGCCTCCGCTCGAAGTTGGGCCGGTGCGAGTCGCCAAACGGCTCCATCAGCCCGCGCTCTTGGTTCTCGTGCGAAAACCACTGCACCGCCGCCTTACTCGTCCCCAGCATCGTTGCCAGTTCCTGGGTATTGGGGCACCAGCCACGGCGAGAGAGAAATTCGGCTGCTCCGCGTAGAATGACTCTCATGCCATGCTTGCGAGCCTTTTCCGGCCACAGCGTTGGGACGGTCGCAGACTTACCAGCCGAAAAGCTGCGCCGTGCCCCATCTGCGGCACTTCCATCGAGCCCCCCGCTAAGGGAGGTCGGGCGCGGGCGTTTTGCAGCCAAGCGTGCAAGAAGGTTTTCTTCGCTCGGCACGAGGTGCTCGCCGCTGCCGTCATGGACGCGCTCGGCATGGAAGCCGGCACTCACGTTGCCAACCTCGACATCGAAGGGAAGCGGTGCAAGCGCTGCCGGTGCGCCTTGCCGGCGCTCTGGACCCTGGCGCGCTGCACTAAGTGCGAAGTCGATCGCCGAGTCGCCGCAGCGCTCGCTACCGAAGAACGCAAAGCGCGCAAGAAAGAACTCCTGGACCGCAGGCTGCTCACGCACGACCTCCTAGCGCCGCTTCCGGCGGTCGAATAGCCATACAGGGCTCCGTGTGCGGCTCGTGGCTCAGCACCTCACCGCAAACCCCGCACGTCACCACAACGGTCGATAGCTCCCGCAACCGCGACCGCGCCACCACCATCCGCACCCGAGCAATATCCGCCTTCACGCCGACACTGAGCCCCGACTCGTGCTCGGTCAAATACGCGCACTGCAAGCCCGAGCCGTTGCTGACGTAGTTTACCAGCGGATACCCAAAGTCGCACTCGCGCCACCCGCTCCACGTCTCAGCGCCATCGAGGCTCTGCGGCATCTTGAACCGCTTGTTCGGCAATGAAGGCAACGGCTACCAGGACGGAGAGGGCGTAATCTTCTCCGGCGAAGGCGGCAACATAATGCCAAGCTCGCTCGCCATATAGGTGGTGAGGGCTTCCAACTGCGCAATTCGCTCCTGATGATTGTACCGCGCGCAGTTTAACTCGTGGATGCGCTCGGCGTGAGTCGGAGGCTTGCTGTCCGCCTGCGGGGTCGCGTAACCGAGCCCTGAACTTCCTACGCCACTCAGGCTGTTATCCATAGATTCCTCCTAGAACGCGAGGCGAGCAGCCGAGAAAGGCCCGGAGCACAAACCGCGTCGCCTTCGCTGCAAACCATCCTACGCCCGCAAACCACAGAAATCAAGAGAGGCCCGCGTTTGCGAGCCCCTCGTCCGGTAACCGGGCGGCCAAAGAGTTAGTTCTTCGAGGCCACGGATTCCGCCAGGCGGCGGTTGTTGTAGTGGCTTGCCGTGACCGCTAGCGCAGAGGCCAGAGCCTCCTTCCCGGCCTTGAGCACCTTGCGGAGTTCTTTGATTTCTTCCTCGGCAGATAGGACCGACGCACGAATCTCGACCACCCGCTGCATCACCGATAGGTCCTCAAACGACAACTGGACCGGAGTCAAAGAGCCGAGACGCTCGATCTCGCGCTCTTGAGGAACTCGAGGCGCCTTCCGTTCACCAACGGACTCAAGTTTAGGTTCGGCCATCAAAACATTCCTTTCGCCTTCAAACAGGCAGCAATCTTATTCTATCAAAAAAACGCGCGGTTGCGTTTTCTTTTTTTTAGACGACCGCGCGCGTAAGTGAGATAACCTTTAAACGGCGAAGCAACCAACCGCCAGTTTCAACGGCGTCTTATTTTTTTCCTCCCCTTCGCACCTCGAAAGCCCTCAACCCCCGGCGCGCCCGCTGAGCCACGAAGCGTTAGCTACCCACCCAGGTGGGCGACCGGTCTGTTCGCCTGCCGAAGGACTCCTCGCGCAAGCCTGGAGGACCGCGCGGACGGTGGTGTGGGTGTGGGAGAGGTCGTCTCGGCTTCGTTGAAGCCTCGTCTTGTGTCGTTTACGACGGTTGGCTTCGCGGTGCGGGGCGTTGGTGCAGCGCGCTTGCGCGCGCGGGGTTGTGGCTTGTGGCTTGCGGCTTCGCCCTATCGGGTTGTCGCTCGTTCGCCCTGACCGCGCTGCGGTCTGGATCGGGCGAAGCGGCTGGGTGCGTGTTGCCTTCGGCCATCCGTACCGGATGTGCTCCTACGTCGCAGCCGTCCTACGCTCGCAGGCTCGCTACGGACAAAGGGATTTGAAAGGCGCTTGAAACGGTGTCGCTAGCGGGATTGCGTGGTCTTTCGGGCATAGGGGTGGCTAGGAGAGAGAACGCGGTCGGCTTTTTTCGCGTTCGCTCGTAGCAGGTGGCTTGTTATGTCGCCGGGTTACGAGCCCTGGACGAACCACACCGAAGCGCGCCGTTGCGCTCCGTTCTCCCACGATGCCGGACACTCTCGGGGCTGCTATCGAGCGAGCCTTGCCTTTCTCCGAACCCCCGTAGGAGTCTGCTGTTGCCGGAATCTTTCCCTCACGCTTGAGGAGCCTCGTCCGACCGGCCAACGAACGCATAGGTGCAGTCCGCTCGCCGTGGCTTTCGATCGCCAGAGGCTGCGAACCGCTAGCGCATGGTGCGCTCCGTGCGGCAATCCGAAGGGTGATGACTCAGCCTGCGCTTGGCGTAGGCGTAAAGCTTGGGCTCATCGACGCCTAGGCTCACAAGGCGGACCATGAACTCGCGGACGCGCTCAAGTAAAGGCGCGGCTTCGTCCTCAGTATAGGTTTGCTTTGGGTGCATCGTTGGGTTGCGCCAAGCCCACCGGACGCTATCAAG